TTTATTTAAAAATAAATTAGGAGTTTGTTTCCATTGAGTCCATAATCCGGTGTTTACATCTTTAACATAAACAAATAAATTAAAATGGTCTACATAAGTGTCAGATCCCAAGCTAATATAAAGTATTTCATTATTAATTCCTTGAGCCGAATATATAGGATATTCTTGAAATTGGCCTTGGTAAAGGAAAAAATCAGAATTTACATTTTGTAATTCAATTACTCCGTTTGCTGAATTTGTAAAAGCTATGTCTGTATTAAATGAATACGTATCAGCTCCTACTTTTATATAACTGTAACGAGGGATTATATAGTTCCCAGCTGGTAAGGAAGATGAAGAGTTTAAAGTATAAGGTACGTTTTGTGTAATTCTACCAAGAGGATTATAATTTAAAAGTTTAACAATTCTATTCATGTTTTCATACACCTGAGCTTCTGAAAAAAGACTTTCTGAAGCTGTTTTATTAAGATAAAATAATAAGGTACTAAAAGAATAACTAATAATGTCTATAATAGCAGACATATTAGATCCCTGATAATTTTGATCAGTGAATACCTGACCTTGATTTAAACGATTGATTATTAAATCGCTAATATTAGTAGCATCAAAGGCTACATAATCATTTGGTGTGGAAGGGATGTTACTCATACTATTAAGATATTATTTGGAAATATTTGTATTTGCGTTGAAAATGTGCTAGCTATCCCAACCATTTGATATGACATAATAATGTAATACATCAGTTGATCTGGTAAAGGATATACTTGTATATTTAGGACTTGAACTCTGGGTTCATAGACATTAATAGCATTTAAAATAGTATCACCTATTATTTTACCTTTAATTTCAGATACTTCTTCAAATACAAATTGATTAAGATTACAACCAAAAGAAGGATTTAATATTTTTTGTCCGGGAATAGTTGTAAAAATATTATATAAAGAATTTTTTATAGCAGCTGCATCATTATCTACTTTAATATCATTAGATTTTTGTGGATTTGTTCCTATTCCAATATTATAAATTTCGGATAAATCTAAGTGTAAATCTGTATAAACAGCTACAGTTGGTTTATTAGGTTGAGTCAAAACTGTAGCCTTTGAATTAACTTGACGAGGGTTAATTAAATTATCTATGTGAATAGTTGCCATGTCGGAGGTAAATATTTAGGTCTAACATACAATATCTATGAGTCAAAAATTCAATAAATTCGAAACCTTATGTGAAAGAGCCTTTGCCCACTATACAAACGGAGGTTTTCGCACCGGAACACCAGTAAAACTCAGACCAGAGTTTTTTAAGTCTGATTTCTATAAACAAAGATATGAAACAGATGAATTGTTCCATTCTTGGATTCAAAACATTTTACAACAAAACCCTGATACCTTTTTCTTTATTAGTGAAGTAAATGGCAATTCCAATAATGCTAATGCTAAAGATGCAAATAGTATTGCCGGTTCTAATAATGTTGTATTAGTTTTAAAATGTGATCCTCGAACTGTTCAATATCCTACAGAATTTAATGAATTTGAGGTTCCTGGAGATTTAAAATATATTGAAGTATTGCGTTTTGGTAATAATTTACCACCGGTCCAAGGTGTTCCTAATAAATATGAACAACCCATTGGGTCTAAACCGGAGGAATTAAAAAATGATTTTGGGGCTTTAGGCAATAGACCGAAAGATCAATCTTTACCTACTAAAAATACTTCTATTCCAGCTTCTGGAGCATTTGAAAAACGTTACGCTTAATTTCTTAAAGAAGCTTCCATAGCAAGAAGACAACAAAAGAAATTAATTTCATGGTCTAGAACAAAGTTATCTCTATAAAGATATTCTCCAGTGTCTACGAGGAGTATTTTCTTTTCCTTCTCTGGTAAATCAGAATCATAGATATAATCAAATATTTGTTTTAAAAGTGTTTGGTAATCATTATTAAACGTTTTTTCAGATTCAATAACTTTCTTCCTGAGATCTAAAGCTGATATCTTAGCAGTTGTCAATCCCTTTATAATAAACCCAGCGAGATCTGACACTAAATTTTCTTCTGAGAATGTTAAGGTTCCTGTGACGGAACATTTTTGAAGATCATTAATAATTCTTCTAAGATCTGGATATCTATTACTTGTCCATTCTACTAATTTAGACTTAACACTAGCGTCTAGTGTTATATTTTCTGCTTTGATAATATCAACTACTCTTGATACGCAGTCTAAAACATCGGGTTGTAATTTGAAAAGCAAACAACGGGATCTAATAGGTTCTATTATCTTATTAAGATAATTAGCTGTAAGAATAAAACGAGTAGTGTCGACATATTCTTCCATAACATTGCGAAGAATGCGTAATGCATCTCCTGTAAGACCATCTGCTTCTTCTAATATTACTACTTTTTTCTTACCATCTACTGAACGTGTCTGGGCAAAACTAATGACTTTGTTTCTAATAGTATCAATTCCACTTTCATCCGAAGCATTAATATAAAGATATTGGCATTTAAGAATGTCATTAACAATAATTTTTGCTAAAGTACTTTTGCCAGTTCCTGGCGAACCGTGGAAAAGAATATTAGGAGTATCTTCTCCGAGGGTTTCAAAATGCTTTCTATTCTCTTCTGAGAGAATAATATCCTTTAATGTTTTAGGACGATATTTCTCAACCCAAAGTTTTTCGTAATGATTTGTCATCAATTTCCTGAGCTGCCGAATCCGTTATCTCCGCGATCTGTTGTTTCTGTTTCTGTAGCCCAAAATGATTCAATACACAATAAAGGAAAATAAGCTATCTGCGCTATGCGATCTCCTTTATTAACATTATAATCAATGTCTGAAAAGTTATAAAGCTTTACTGCTAAATCTCCTCTATATCCATTATCAATAACACCTAAATGCGGTTGAATGCTATGTTTGAATCCCATACCAGATCTTGGTAAAATTAAATACCATAAACCTCTTTCCGTCTTTGCTACTTGTAATCCTGTAGGAACTACAGCTGCACCCTTAGCTGGAATGGTAACATTTTCAACTGCTGTAAGATCATATCCCGTATCGTTAACATTCTTCTTGGAAGGAAGAACTGCATCGGGATGTGTTTTGATAAAGTGTATCTTTATCGGTTCTATTTTAAATTCGTCCATAAAGGTATTTTAACCATTAATCAATTCTTTTCCAGTAAATTGATTGTTAATAATTTCTTTGACTTGCTCTGTTTTTGGTGTCGTGCGAATTGCCTGAGCGTGATTTAACCAATTAATCAATTCTGCAACTTTTTCATGGGGAATATGAAATTCTCCACCGTTTTCAATAAGTATTTTCGTTGTCATTGCTATATTTTAATATAAGTGTATAATAAATCAACATGGATTCTAATAATGAAATAGATGCTATTGTAGAGCAGTTAAGAGCAGATTCTATACCAAGCACTCCACACATACAAAGCAGAGAAATAGTTCCACAAGAACAGGTTACTGATGATAATGTTAATGAATATATTCTTAAAAAGACTACAGAAAATATAGAAGCTGGGTTAGATGCGGTCAATTCTTTGAAAGACATCGTCATTACAGGACAAAATCCTCAAGAAATTGCTGCGCTAGCATCTTTAATTAATGCTACTACCAAGGCTTTAGATAGCTTAAATAAAATTAATCTTCAGAATAAACAAATTAAAAGTGATAAAGAACTTAAACAGATGGAAGTTACTGCTGTTAAAAGTCTTAAACCGGCTACTACCAACGTATTAATAGCAACTCGAGACGAAGTAATGTCTAAATTATATGACAAAACGTCTAAAAGAGAAAAGATAGAACTAATTGAGGGTACAGATCCTCAATTATGACAGAAATAATATTAAAGATTAATTTTTCTTTTTTTAAGTTCATCTTCTAATTTTAGAAGAAAATCTGTATGTGCTTTGGGTACTGTTTTAATCTGAAATCCATATTTTCTTTTCTTTAAATCTTTATAAACTTTTAAAAGTTTTGAAGTATCAATAGAAGATATATCACCTTGTTCCTCTTGTGAGGAATATTTTTCTTTATTGTTTTCTATGTGATCCAGAGCGTGTTCAAATTCTTGAGCTTTTTCTGGTTCTGATTTATAACCAAGTTTAGTCATTCGGAGCCAATTATGAACTCTTCCGTAGTTTTCTTTTGTAGGATGACCATTTAAAAATTTCATAACAAAAGAAATTTTTTCTGATACGTCTTTAATATCTCTGGCATCAGTGCGAACTATTTGCCAATTAATATCAAATTTGTTTACATTTTCATTCAAATTATAATAACTCTTAAAATCCATTGTCTATTACTTATACCAATAGAAGTTATGTCTGCAGTCTGGCCAAATATAACCTTGATTAGGGTCTGCAAAGGGAAAATGTTTACTATAATGTTCCGGATCCTTTTTCAACAAAACACATTGATGTGAATAATGCACTTTGGCATTACCAAACCAAAAAGGAAGTTCATTATTCTTTGAAAAAACATCTCTGTAAGCTGCTATCTTCTCTCTACAGGTATCTTTATATCCTCGAGAGATCCATTCATCACAAGCGGCAATACCATAATCAATCAATTGATTGAAATGACCCCACCACATCCATTTATTAGGATCTCTAAATCCAAGCTTCTTGTCTTGTTCTGGATCCATTTCAAAAGACCGAAGCAATCCGTATACTTCAGCTCTTTGTTTCCCTAGACGTCTCATGTCTAGGCACTTAACAGACTCTACAAAATCAGGGTATGGGACGAAAGTTTGAATAATTTTTAAGGCTTAGAAGTCAAAGTGAGGGTGAATAATACTCTTAATCTTTTCCACTCTTTCTGTCACAGAACCTCTAATAGTATTAAAATGAACATTATTATCATACATCGTATTAAAAATAATATTATCAATATTCTTTTGAAATTTAGAATCTTCTTTTCTAACACCATCTTTAATCATATCAAACTCCACTGGAATATAAAAGATATTATCATAAAGCTTAACAAATGTAGACATAAGCTTACCTACTACATTCATTACTTCATCTGATACCTTTCCAGTAGCATGAAGATATTTCGTATATGCATAACCATCTAAAACACTTCGATCTGCAAACCAATTATCCTCACAGAATTTACTAACATGACTACATTCAACAATCATTTGAACAATATCATCTCCTGTATCATTAATTGTTCTTCCAGACAAAGCAATCTTACGAGCATTACTGCTATTAATAATAGGTTTAATCTTAGATTCTTCTAGATAATCATATAGCTCATTAATAATAGTAGTCTTACCTACTCCATGAGATCCTGTTAAAGCATATTTCATACAAATATATTAATATATAGTAAAGGAAAATACAAGCAAAAAAATTGCCTACCCCGAGCAATCAAGGTAGGCAAATCTTTTAACAATTTACAACTAAAGATTAGATGTAAATTGTACTCTGGCCATTGGCTCCGCCGGCAAAAGAGGTACCCAATCCGCTAACGATGATTACGTGATAGTACAAGCTAGCACCGAAGATATAATCTACGACACCGTAACGGGTCATGAGTCCCACGCGAGGTGAGAAGTCATTAGGCCCGATTGTACGTTGAATCATGACAGGGATATATGGGCAGTATACGATACCTGTATCGTAGTACTCTGTGCCTTTGTAGCCTAAGAGGGCATAGTCAATAGCTTGAGCTGCACTGCGTTGTCCTGCGAGGAATTGAGCATCTGTACGAGTATCACGGTAGACGTTGAAACGGCCACCAAGTGTGCCAACCTTGGCAATGCCAGTTGGTTGGGTGTTGATGTTGCCATTTACAGGCATCCACTGGAACTCGGGTAACATCTCAAGGATAGCACAAACCTTAGGTGTAGCGATAATGAAATTAGCGCTACCACGACGATTGCGGATAGCAATACGATTGGCTTGTACGATTACCTTGCTGTAGAAGTCACGATTACGCTCTCCGAGCCAACGAGCGTCGGCTGAAGCAGCGTACCAGAAGCTATATCCATTTGTAGAACCGGCATTGAGACAGGTCTGGATCATTCTGATGACCATTTCACGATCGATTTCGGCTTGAATTTCATAGCTCATGGCATTTGTTAATTCAGAGTCGATATCGAGACCGTTCATGTTCTTAAGATCCTGCTCGAGCTCAACAGACCAGCGAGCTGCGAGACGGCGTGTGCCGGCTTCAACTGCTGTCTTACTGAACTCTACAGTGACCTGTGGAATGTTTCCAGATAACTCGAATTGACTGAGTAATGCAGCGACACCTTTATCGGAATCAGGGAAGTAAAAATCCGTGTTACCTGTAAGGGCGGCAGCTGAAGTACCAGTAAAGCGAGTATCAAGATAGTTATAGCCAAGTTCTGAGCCATCTGTCGTTGGGTTTGCACCTGTACGACTGATGCCTGTGTTGCTGGTTTGTGAAACACCACTGGTCCAGCCATCAACTCCCGTTGAGCCTAAACTATCTGCCTCATAGCGATAACGTAATGCGAACGCAAGTCCGACTGGGCCACTCATTGGTTGTACACCGACGATCTCATTAGTGATAAGTTCTGGGAATGTACGGCGAACCATTGGGATTAATACCTTTGGTAAGCGAGCATCATTCTGCGCATAATTATCACTAGAAGCATATTGGGTATTAGCTGGATTGTAGATGTTAGCTCCTGCTGGGACAGAGCCAAAGGCACTGCCACCATAAGAATTAGCACTACCTTCCTCTAAGCACCAACGCTCTTGGTTTTCCATCAACATTGCTGTTGAAAGACGGGCATGCTCATCTTGGATTGGGGAAACCTTGTCACTTGAATAATCAAGAACAGGGGCCCACTTCTCTAAGAGTTGAGTGGCGCGAGAGCGATCGATGAAACCAGGGGCTGGTTTGACATTGTTCATATATAGTTCTCCTATTTGAATAGAATTCGGGAAGTGCTTAATTGCTCTTCTCCAACGTATAAAAGCGGCCTTAGACCGACTTTAAAGCTGTAAGATATCCGGAGACTGGACTGTCAATTTCTTTTTTCTCAGAAATTACAGCGGCAGGTACTTTAACACCCTTGGATAAGGAAGCTTCTTTTGCTTCTTCTACAAGGGAAGCTGAAGTTTCCTTCTCTTCTCTCTCGAACATCTCAACGACATAATTTAAGTTCTCTGAAATATACTCAGGTGACTTGTCGCTCAATATTTTTGTAATAAAATTCTTTTTAGCTGTACGCATGCCCTTAGTTTTCTCCTCTAAGAGAAGGGCTGATTGTGTATGGATAAGATGTTCTTTAAGGGTTAAATTTTCCCTATAAGATTCATTTAATTGATTTTGTAATTCATCAACTTTGTTTTTACCTTGGGTGATAATCTTTTTAACATCTTCATTTAAGTGAGATGGATCAAAGGCTAAAATGTTTTTGATTTGCTCGAGCTGTTGACGAGCTGTTGTATTAGCAACAGCTTCTTCTAATTGGGTTTGAGGAATGGCTTTATCTATATAAAGATCGATAAAGTTACTAAGCTCTTCTACAACCTTGTTGCTGAAGTTTTCTGCTTTCTCATTAAGAGCCTTGCGGTAATATTCAACAAGCTTTTCTAACTTGGCTGTATGATTTTCATTAATAGCATTAACAACTGTTTCTAATTTAGCTGAATGATCAGTGTCAATGGCTTCTAAAAGATTTTCTAATTTTGTGGCATGCTCTTCATCTTGTTTGCTAAGAGCACTTTCAAGTTCAAGAGTTACTCTATTATTGACTTTTTCATCAACTGCACTTTTAAACGCCTCGGCAATAGCTGTGGCTGTTTCTTCATTTAAAACATTACTGTCGATATTTTTGAGAATAGATGAGAGATCCATATAATTTAATTGTGCAATTACTTACTCTTCTTAGGGGCCTTTTTTTCTGTTTTTTTGTAAGCAATGGCAGCAGCTTGCTTTACAGGATGACCTTTCTTAACTTCTTTTTCGATTACTTTGCCAATTTTTTTCTGTTTTTTGGCTTTTTGTGTTTCGGCTGTTTTTTTGATACGAGCCGTAACTTTTTCGGAAACTATTTGATCTAAAGTAGAATTAGCAGCTTTGTAATTTTTTTCACAAATCTGTGCTACAAATTTTGATATAATGGAACGAATACTCATGTTATATTATTTATTTACCCTTAGACAATGTAAATTAAAGAGTTTTTAATGCATTAATAAAATTAATGACTTGCTCTCTGAGGTATTGATCTGTGAGTTTCTTAGGCAAAGATGATATGCTCTTTTCAAATTTATCATATACAGGAGCAAATTTACCATCATCGGCTAAAATCCATTGTTTGGATTCTAAAATACCATTTACAAAAGCAGATGGTACAGAAGGATCGGCTACAACATCGACTGCAACTAATTTAAAATCAGCAACTCTATTGGTGCCGTTGCCATCTGGCTCTAATCGCCCAAGAGCTCTACTGGAAACACCGAGTTTAACACCATCCATAATTAATGAACGGACTATTTGACCCATAGGTGTGGAAAGCACACGAGACTTACCTTTAAAAATATTTCCCTCTTGTCTAAGAGAGGTCACCATATGACAAACTCTCTCTAAATTAATTTCTGGTTCATTAGGGTGATTTAATTCACCGGTAGCCCTGTTATTTAAAATCATATCTTTTTCATAACGAGAAACTTCTTTAGCCATTTCTTCTAACGGATAAACTCTTTTATTTCTATTAGGCTCATTGGCCATTAAGAAATCTCCTTCAATATGGAGGATGGAAGGAGTGTTTCTGTTTTTTTCTTCTATAAGATACTTGACCTCATAGGTGGGTTCCTCTACTAAAAGACGATAAACATTTTGACTCATAATAATTTACTGGAAATATTTATACTCCGAGTCGTCACAATCACTGAATTAAATCTTTTTCTGTTAAAATTAAAAAGATATAACCTTTATTTTTAGCCCATTGCTCTGCTGCAGACCACTTGGCTTGATTAAGAACAAATTGAGTTTGTTCATATATCATTGTTTTATTACTCTTGCGATCAGAAACAATTGGTTTGACTGTTTGTTTAGAAGGTTTAATTTCTATCAAAAGTTTTTTATCAATTCCATCTTTATCTTTTAACAAGGCAACTAAATCAACAAAATACCTGTGAACTCTTCCATCTAAAGGTGATTGATAAGGTATAATCACAGATTCTGAACCCCAAGAAATTACATTAGGGTTATTATCCATCCAACGAAAAGCTGCTAGTTCCAAAGAACTTCTATATATAATAGGTAAAGAACCTTTGTATTTGTTTATATTACGAGCATTAAAAGTTCCTTGCAGAAACTTTCTATTTTTCTTTTTAATTGGAATTTTCAAAATTATCCAATAAAGAATTTAGGAGGCAAGGTATCAACCATTTCCTTCTTAAGTTCTGCTTCTAATTCGTCTTTTTCCTTTTCTCCTTGTCTGAAAAGATCTGTAGCATTAACTGTTTGTCCGCCAAAAATATTAGTTCCGGCATATTTGCTTCTTACATGAGCTACACTTATTTTAGTCAAAGCTAACACATATCTATAAACCCATAATTGGCTGACAATGTCTTTAATAGGTAATTGCATATGACAACCAATTAATCCGTAATAAGGAGGAAGTGTTTGTGGTTCTGGTATGAGTTTTAATACTTGATTATAAGGATCAAAACGCATATAAGGTGTTAAGGCTAAAACTTTGTCTCTTGTATCCAACCATCCTTTGAGAGCTTGCCAAGTAATAAGATCATAACCAACATTACCGAGAAGATGACCAAAATATGCTTGTTGAGCAATTGTATGCTCTATAGTAAACAAAGTATTAACACCTGTATTATTACCCTCTGCGAATGAATAGACATCAACAACTGGTCTATAAGCATTTCTATCCATATCCCATCCAGCACTTACACTTGCGGTGGCAGAATCTGGATTAGCTGAATTATATAATTGAGGAGTAATATTCATTAATCTTCCTACCGGAAGTCCTACTCCAGGGACATAAAGATCTGATCTAAAAATTAAAAATTCTTCCGTAGTACCTGCAAATTTAGTAAAATACTCGCAAGCATAATCTATGTTTTCATACATTTGCTCACTACTAACTTCTATTTGAATTAAAGGTTCTCCTAAAGATCTTCTTACTCTTTGAGCTAAAGCATCATATGTGGTGATTTTAGGTGCAAATGTAGAAGAACCGTGAAAACTATTAGGTAATACTGGATCCATTATAATATTACTTATCCTTAAAATTAAAGAGTATCAAAAATAGAAGTATTATTATCTGTAGTAAAATCTGAATTTATAGTATATATACGATTTATTGTTTCGTTAACATTCTTAAATAACCAGCCTTTAATAGTAAATGAAGTTTCTGCTACCAATCTTTGAGCTTGTGTATTATTTAATTCTGTTGGATAAGTCGTATTGATGGTTCCATTCCATAATACTTCAGTTCTTAATTCATAAGGAACTGTCGATTTAGAAGGGGATGGCAATTTCCAAGAGATAATAATATAAGGATCACAGTATGGAACAAAATTGCTAATAATTTGATCCATGTCTGATTGAAATTTTGTGACAATAGTCATATTAACTCCGATATTAACCGGTACTGGTTGCGGTATATGCTGTAATACACCAGATCTATTATAATGAGATCCAGTTTCTATAGCAAATCCTTCTAATTTGTTAAAAACTCTAGAGTTATCTCTGGATAAATTAGTTATATTAACAGATACTACTGGAAGTGTTATACCACCAGGAGCTGGAGTGTTAATTGCTTCATAGACTCTTTGTTTAGGGGCATATACAAATTTTACACCAATTCCAGATGTAGGTGTAGTTAAGGTTTTTGTATTATCATATCTTTTAATAATAATATCATTAAAAGCTCCTACAAATTGTTCTAATATGGTTTGTATTTCAAATCCAAAGGTATAATTTTGCATCCGTCTAATACTTAGACGAAACGATCTAGAAAATGTTTAGGTAAATTTCTTTTATTGGCCATAATAGCCTTGACTGCAACCCCATCTAAGATATAGGTAGTTGAATGATCGTCTATGGATCTGGTGCATCTACCTGACATTTGAATCAAAGAATCTAACATCTTCATGGAATAATGCTCTTTATTCTTTTCAAAGAGCTTTTTAATTCTTTTTGAGCCCAACGGCAAATAAGGTGCTTTGATTATAATTTGAAATCTTCCCAGATCTCCATCAAGACTTAGACCCGTATCTAAGGAGGGACTTACTAAAATTGTGTCGTTATTAATATCATCTTTATGAGCTTTAACTATATCTTCATTGGATGACCCGACTTCCCTAAAAAGAAATTGTCTATTTTTATTTTTACTTTTCTTTTTTAAAGATTCTGTAATTTGATTTGTATGAGTATGAATAATGCCTTTTTCCCCTTTGTGGTTGTCGCAAACAGTTAAAGCCATATCTAAAACCTTCGGGAGGTCCTTGACCATATTATTGTAAGAAAGACTATATTTTGTAGAACAGTAAATGGGGGATTTTTTAGGATCAAAGGTTGAAGCTACTTCAATATATTCAAAATCATTTTCTTTAATACCCAAGCTTTTTGCAAATTCTTTTGGATTACTAATAGTGGCGGACATCATTAAAACTTTGTCTGCACCATCAAATATTCTTTTTGCTAGAGGTTTAATATCATAAGGTGTAAAAGTAACTGATTCTGAATCTTTCTTTTCAATCATGTATTCACATTCATGCCAAGACTCAACTGCATCTCCTATAGTATTAACCATACCAGTCATTTTACTAAGCCTTTGCATTTGCTTAAATTGTAGACCAGAAAAAGAATTTTTCTTTTGTGACATTAAAGACACTTTATGTTTCAAATCTGCTAATTCATTTTTAAGCTGAATATAAATATCCTGTAACCACCTACCAGCTTCATCTGAGTCATCTGAAATAATTTTCTTAAACATTATATTTTCTGCTGCAAGAAATGCATAAGAAATAGTTACTGAATATTGTCCTACCAATTCATCTTCTATTTCACTAGCTTCATCACAAATATAAATCTCTCTTTTTCTTAAATAAGGGGGAAGATTTATCAGGTACTTGTAATTTAAAACCGAGTATTGTGACATTAGAGACTCATTGCGGCTCTTGTAATAAGGACATCTATTTTTGCTAAAACAATCTTCTCTTAAATTGGCAGAGAACATGCACGGAGCAAAGTCTACTGTAAGGTTTTGATCTACATCACAAATGTAATTATTTTTACCTTTACCTAAAACAATGTCTTTAAAAAGTTCTTGGTATTGATCTTGTAGGGATTTGGTAACTGTAAAAATAAAACTTCCATAAGATGGCTTGTCTAAGAAATCTGATTCATAAAGATATCCACCATTACGATCTCTTTTATAGATACCATAATTTTCTAAAATATCTTTACGCTCTTTATCTATTTTTTTTGCAGAAGCCGCTACTGCAACTCCTATATGAGATTTACCAGATCCTGTAGGCAAACAAGCTATTACATATTTTTTACCGGCTTCAAAAGCTTTCTCTATTTTTCCTAAAGCCTCTATCTGCTGGGGACGAGGTGTACCTGAAAAGGTTTGAAGAAATTTAGAGTTTAATATTTTCTGCACTCTTAATTATATTAAAGTTTATGACTTTTCTCACGCAGGAACATACTGCATAAGTGTAATTTTGAGTGTCTCTGCCTGTATGACCGCGGCCTTGACATTTATTACAATTTGATTTAGGTTTATTAAGAAGTGGTATTTGACCGATATCTAATAAAGAAATGTCTGATTCTAGAATCTCATAATAGGTTCCAGAAAAGGCACTATATATTAATATTTTATTCATTGGTATTAATGGTTAAAATCGAATCCCAAAACCTATTACCAGAAGTTTTGTTTGGATATACTCTAAGATAATTTTCAATTTCTGGTGCATGTTTTGCTAATGTTTTAATTCGGTAATCAAAATATATTAATCCGTCCTCCTTGTGAATTTCAACGTCATAGGGAATGGGGATTTCAATTTTTTCTTTTTCTTTGCGTTGTGTATCTATTATAAACATAATATAAAAATTCTTTTGATAAAAAAGAATAAATTTACCTTGTTTATAAATTTTGTTTCCAAATTCTAATGTTATCTTTTTTTGTAATAAAAATTTACAAGCATCTTCTATAATTGTTCCGTTGATATTCATTTTATTTATCCATAAACGCAGCTTTCTGTGCCGCAGACATATTAGCTATTGTTTTATTAAAATATTCCCAAAATTTTTCTGGTGGCGTGGAAGGTATAACTGAAACAACGTCACAATTAGCTACAGGTATGTTTCTCCAATTTTGATATAAAATATCCCAAACAGTTAATAACCCTTTTGCAGCTGTGTTGTAGGCTGGTGATTGAGTTGGTTGTTTGAAATGTAAAATATCTCTACCTAATTTAGAATCTAAAATCTTTCGATCTAAAGTTGCTAATATTCTTCTTGTAGGCGGTTTTCCTGAAACTATTAAGCGGCGTTGAAATTTAATTTCAACCACATTAGTTTCACATAAAGTTTTTAAACCACCTAAAGAAAGTTTCACTTAGTTTTCTTACGCTTTTTAGGTTCGCATACTCCAAATATGCGAGCTTCATTCAAGAAAACAATATGCTTCAAATCATTTAAACTCGAAACTTGTATGCCTTTATCATTTGGGAATACAATATTATCTCCTTCTTTTACTGTTTTACAATTAGGTCCTGCTAATATAACTCTGCCTATTCTCCAAACATGATTGACTGCATTAATAGGCAACCAAATACCATTGCGATTGACCTCAGTGCCGTCCTCACTAATATCAATATATTGCACCATAATGATATCATCCATGACTTTGGTCAAAGTCCAGTCATCCAATTCTAAGGAATTACCTTTGTAATTATCTATTTGTACTAGTCCATGAATTCTATCTTCTTGTTGTGGTCTTTCTATCATATATTGTCTATTTAAGATTCTTCTTTAATTCTGCAAGGGTTTTGTTATAACATTCTATTTCTCTGGTGGAGCATTCCATGGCTGATGCTATTCCTGTTAAATCTTCTGCTTGTTGCTCTTTGGTAGGCTTTTTAATATAAAAAATTTTTTTAAACGATTTGGGTAAAACTGAATAATAAAATTTATATAATAAAATATTTTCTTTAGTTAATTCTGTTTTATTAATCCATCTATTAGTGGTTGCATTAATAATTTGAGCAGATGAAGAATCTGCCATAGATAACCATCTATTAATAATAAATGTTCCTGGTAAATTAACGTCTGTAGGTAATTTACCTTTCTTTTTAAGAATCCAATCCAATAATGGAAATAATCCGTCTATGATATTTTTCTTAACCATTAAACACAAACCTTTGTAGTGGCGGTGAAACAATCTTTAATAGTCTCATAAAATATTTCTTTAACTCTATTGGTTAGCCAAGCAGTATCTGCATCATCTAATAAGAGTGAAAATGCAAAGGTAGGAGCCTTAGGTCCTGCTTTAATATTTAAACCAAGATGTCCTACTGCTGCATTATTAGTAACCATAGTAATACTAACACTAGCTTTGCCGTACTTTGCGTCGCCTGGTCTAATGATCATTATATCATCTCCATCTACCTTAACATTTAATTTTCCATAACGACCGCTAGCTAATTCATCTCCGATATAACGAGCAAAAAGTCTCTGAAAGAAAACTGCACCGATAGGACAAATATTAGGGATTTCCCAGCAAAAGTTTAAAGCATCATCTGAATAAATAAAATCATTATTAATTTTATCTTCTAAATCAATGAGATTGGTTGTAACATCCATATTGCCTCTAAAGGCAATAATAACTCCTAAGGGATTATAATCTTTTTTAAAATGCTCGTATCCAAATCTCTTGTGGATTAAATCACCATTGTAATCTTGTTTAAAATAACTCATAACTTATATAATAAAATACTTCTGTTTAATATTCAACCTATTGTTTTCGTTTATATCTTTAAACGGTTCATTATTTTCTTTTTTGTAAATAGCGCCCTGCGGCATTAAATTTTTATGCATATCATCTCTAATGGATGTAAAGGATATTTTTTCATCATCCCAGTAAACTGTATTATCACTTCTTGATACAAATACAATTTCTTCATCTATATCATAAAGCCAAATTCCATATGTTCCTTCTAATTCCAATAAAGCGAGACGGAATGCATTTTCTGATTGATTATTATTCCTTTTAAAATAATCATAAAGAAAAGGTATCCATTGACTATCTACATCAAATTTAATTTTATATTCATTTTCTAAAATATCTGTATTGGAAATAATACCATTATGAGCTGCTATAGCTTTACCATAGATAAAAGGGTGACAACCAGTCAATCCTTTGCCATTTTCATCTGTAGTAGGGGCTCTGTTATGTCCTAAATAATATTTTTTTAAAGCTATAGGATAATAAGAAACATCTTCATTGGTTTTCTTCACTTCATATTCTTTATTATCAATAAAAAGAAACCCAGTACTATAACTGCCACGAGATTTATTTAATTTGTAAAGTCTATAAAATTCAGCATGATTTATATTTCCGTATATTCCGCACATAAATCAATTATACTTTAATTTAAAACGAGCTGCACTCTCTCTCCATTCTTTTGTATTCATACTATCACCTAATCCAAAATGAATAACCCTGATCGGAGCTACACCCATTTTTAATTTATTAGCATTGGCTTTTAAACAAAAAGAAATATCATAATGGTGAAAATCAAAATCCTCATCAAAAAATGTTTGTGTTTTTAATAAGCGAGCAACATTGACACCTATAAACAATCCATCAAGAATAAGGGCTCTAGAATCTGTAGGTCCAAATACAGAAGTCCATACTTTTTTATTATGAGCATGTGCTACTTCTCCGACCATGTCTTTCTTTTCACACATTTGATGCCAAGCCGGGTTAATGCTATCTAAATCACAAACCTTAGAACCAGCTAATCCTATAATATCATATTTCTCAAAAGCAATTTCTAATTTCTCGGCAAAGAAAAGATCTTCTATAAGAACATCATCATGAACAAATATAATATTTTTGTCTCTGTTTTCTTCAGTTATAAAAGAATTGTAAACTTTAGGCAATCCTTCTTTGTTGTTAGCTACTATTGTGCTTTGTTTTTGGAAATTATATTTGTCTATAAATAAACCCAATTGGCTTTTCTCATAAAAATCTTCTAGAGAAAGAGGTGTAGCACAAACAATATGCTGTGTTTTTATACGATTTGGCAGTTGTGATCTTTCCATGGTATTTTATCTGATATTACATATTGTTTAGGATCAATATATCCAGCCTCAAGAAAACCTTGAATACGAGAAGAACATGCTGTACAAGTGCCACATGCAATTTCTTCACCCTTATAACAGGTATGGGTGTTATTAAAATCTACATTATTACTAATACCATCTTTAATAATATCTGCCTTAGAATATGTTATATAAGGTGCTTCTATTTTGATTTGATGTTCTCTATTAAGAGAAATAGTTTCATTAATATATTTTAAAAAATCTAAAGAACAATCCCAATGACCACTATGGGTGTCTACCTCAGCTGCTCCATAATAAACTTTATCTGCCCCTGCTGACTCTGCAGCTGCTGTGGCAATTGATAAAAACATCATGTTCCTATTAGGGACATAGGTCGGAGGTTGGGCATGACCTGCTATATCCCTGATATTGGGAATTTCTTTATTATAATCCAATAAAGCAGAGGAAGATGCTATATCTTTAAAGAAAGAAATGTCTAATACCTTATATGGTATTTCTAATTTCTTACAGTTATTAATTGCATTGTCTATTTCAATGGAATGCCTTTGTCCATAATTAAAGATTAATGCTATAACTTCTCTATCTTTGTGAATTTTATATAAAAGACACGTAGAATCTAAACCACCACTATAAATTACAATTGCTTTTGGTTTTTTGACACTCATAAGGTAAATATAGTATATATTCTAACGATGAACAACAAGAAAGTCAAATTTAAACCTAAAGCACAGAAAAAATATTCTGTAAAAAATGTTATACCAGCTAAGAATTCAAAGGTGGAAAAGGATGTAAAAAGAATACTAGATTCAAATTACAAACCCATGTGCAAATGTATAGGAGATTGCAATTGTTGTCATGAGGAAAATTATGAAATTCCATTTGCTGGCAGATTTTTATCTTATTTAATCGGCGAAGCAGAAGAAAAAGAAATTACACCAGAATCTGAACCGGATGAAAAAACTCCAGAAGAGTTTACTCCAGAATCTGACAAAGAAGCTTTTGAAAAATCATTAGAACCAGAAACACCAAAAGATGCATATGAAATTGAAGGTATTCCGGCAGAAGTTATAAGCAAAAATATTGAAGAAATTGAAAAGTGGTCAAATATATTAGATGAATTTACTGCTAGATTAAATGATCCTAAAATAGATTCTTTACACAAATTTTTATCAGATAATGATAAGGCTGGAAGTTTACTTCGTGGTATCATGCGTAAATCTTCTGACAATATTACTCGTACCACAGGTGAATTGGATAAATTAAAAGAAGTATTAAATTCATTTATTATTACAGCTCCTAAAAAGTTAAGAGATCAAGAACAATCTGTCACTTCTTAAGAATACAAATTTTTTAAAATAAAATTGTAATCTATTGAATTTACATTTTCTTTAACACACCATTCATTAAAGTCTTTATATGGTTTATTAGCAGGCCATTTAAAGACTTTTTGTTTGTTAGATACTAATTTATAAATATTATCTTTGGCAGCTTCATCAAATCTAGGATTATCCAAAACCCAGATTTTTTCATGAAAGGGAAACTCTATTAATTGTTTTTCTTGCTCATTGGTTAATACAAGACCGGCTACAGATACTCCGTTAGTTACAAACATGGCATCCATAGGACCTTCGAATAAAAATAAATAATCTAAAGAAGTATCTACCCTGTCTATTCCAAAAATAGTTTTATCATATCCTACTTTGTTAAGGTATCTAGGTTCTGAACCATCTAAAGATCTTGTTTGATAAAATACAATTTTTTTATCTCTATTATAATAAGGTATACAAAGTCTATTTTTATGAAAATAATCTGTAAGACTTATAAAATAAGAAGAACTACGATTAATTGCTGTGTTTAATTTTCTTTCTGTAATATATTCTAGTGCTTTTTGAAAATAAACATTAGTTCCGTAATATTGTTTTTGTAAGGGGTCACAAAGATTAATAGAATCTAAAGGCAAAGAAGGTAATTCTCTTTTCTTTGTCTTAATATTTTTAATATCATCTGTTATATCTAAAGAAGTATTGCCTGATAAGACTTCTGCTTCTATCTCCTCTCGAGACATACCACTTACAGCTTCTATCCAATTAAATGCATTCCAAGATTTGCTACAATGAAAACAATAAAATGTATTAGTAGTAGGATAATAGTATAGTCTTTTCTTTTTTAAAAAACTTTTGCCTTCTCTACAAACTGGACACGAAGCATTATATATGCCTGTATATTTGTTATGCACAGGCGCACCTGAATAGGTGTAAAATTTATTTAAAATATAACTACCAGGTAATTGTCTCACCTGTATATTATATTATAAATTAAACGGAATATCAATCGTTGTAGTTATAATTATCGGAAGAATAATCCGTAGAGAGATACTCTCTATAAGCAGCTTCTACATCTGGATCATATTCTAATGCTCTGGATCTGCGTAATTCGGCATCATGTACTGGGTCACCTGTTTCTTCTGGTTCCTCGTCTGTATCCAAGATAGCTCCGCCTTCTTCTTCTTTGGCAACCAATGTATTACCTTGTTTTTCTACTAATTTCTTAGCAATTAATTCTTTAATAACATCATTTGCTTCATTTTCTTCTTTTCCGAAAGAACTTGTAATATATTTTACAACATCACTTTCCTCCGAAGGTTCCTCTGCTTGGCGAATATATTCCAAAGTTTTTTCTGCAACTTCTGAAAGTTCACTTTCATCTGTTACTGTCTTTGAAGTTTCTTCCTTTTCACCTTCATGTTCTGTTGCAGCTGGAGCTTCTACTGTTTTTGTCAATCCAAATGCTGGATTAGTTAATAGATTGGAAATCTGTCTTGTAATTTTTTCTACAAGATCTTTGCGTGTAGGAATAGCATCTCTGACTTTAGTTTCAATTTGAGACCAAAGTTCTGTAAATGAACGTGGGGGATATTCTGTTAAATCGTCTGCTATATTTTTAAGAATGTCTTTAATTCTTTCTTGAGACAATCCGCCAAGCCATTTTTTGGAAGACCATGCTTCAATAAATTCATTCATGTCTCCTGCTTCTAATTTAGAAGCAAATGAAGATGCATCTATTTCAATATTAGAATATTGAGCAGATTTAGGGATACGACCCTCATTAAGATCGGTTAAGATATTTTCTACAAGAAGATTAAATTTAGACATTTCTTTTACTTACCTAGAAGGCGGGCTTAATTAAAGTTTCTTCTTCACCGTATTGTTTACCGTCTTCATTGATATAAAGACTTGTAAGCATTATTCTTTGTTCTGGATTACCATAAATTTCTATAATAGGAGGACTGTCATTTTTAGGAAACACTCTCCCATCACCTTGATGGTAAGATTGTTCAAATACTTTAAAGATATTATCAATTTCTTCTCTAAACACAGGGTCTGTGTTTCTTAATCCATCTTCTTCTATATCAATAGGGGCTACTTTAGTTAAAGGTACAAAGAAAACAATATCAAACATGCTTAATGTTTCTCTTACAATAATTCTAGATTCATCTAGAAATTTATCAGAAACCTTTCCATTAAGATTTAACCAAGATGAATATGCTAAATTATCTAATACACATCTATCAAAAATTACATTATCTTCTTTAGAATATTTTTGACACTGATCAATAAGAAAATCTAATATAATTCTTTGAGATTCTTCATTGCCTTCTGTACTATGAGGTAAATTTTTTTCCTTAAGAAGATCTCTGTAGGATTCTTTAGGAGTTTCATACATGGTCCATTTTTTTAAAAAGTCTTTAATATAAGTTGACTTACCAGTATTTTGAGCACCTGAAACAGCTATTTTCATAAATTTGGTTTATTATATAAAATCTCTGGAAAGAATTCAACAATTTTTTTAGTAGTTGAATCAAAATATTCTTCTTCAAAGGCGTATATACTTTCTAAAGGAATATTAGAAGAAATTTTTCTAATATCAATAGCCAAATCAACCATATTTTCTATTTCTTCTTTATACCAGGCACTGTTAATGTCGACAGAACCAGCATAAAGCAAAGCTTCAAGAATTAATTTAATTTGGTTTTGAGTTAAATTATTAAGATTATAAACCTTTTCGGTCATACCCTACTTTATGGTAGTAGGTATTAATATCAACTATATTACGATGGCATTTCTACCAGAGCTATTAATTCTTCTAATAACTTTTGTACTTGATCTACATTAGTAATATCTATAGGATCTATTTGAGATATTCTGTTAATAATAGTACGAGCTGATGGATTACTCTCTTCTAAATGAGATTTATCAATGAATAAAGCAGTCTTAGCTAATCCTACTAATTGAACTTCTGTGGATTTATCTTTAGGTGAAGGAAGTGCTGAATCTTCTTTGCTTGATGTAGGGAGGGGTTCATCAACCTTATCAATATTTGTTTCGTCTTCTTCCTTTAATAAAGGATGGGTTGCATAAACTAAATCTAAAAATTTACTCATAATATAATTTATTTAGGGTTAAAATTTGTATTTTTAAACTATTTTATATAATAAGTTGATGGTTGATAGTAAGTAAACTATAATAAATAAATTATAATATCATGGCAGACCTTCTTCCAACAGCAAATAGAGTTCCAGATGCTAGTAGAAATTTCGTAGCTTCAATTTTACAAAGATTACCTTACGTGGCAGGAGCTGTTAGTGCAGATCAGGGCAATCCTAAATATGAACTTTTTGATCGTTTAGCAAAAAGAACTGATCTTAGATTAATGCAGCAGTCGGTTATTACGGGCCCAGCTTTAAATGCAGATTATTATCAACCGGGTAAATTTGGTTCAGACCAAGCTTATCATCGTTATATCTATGCTAATGTAGATACTGACAAAACACGACGCCTGGCTGAATATCGTCGAATGGGTGCCTTTGCTGAAGTGGCAGATTGTTTGGATGAAATTTGTGATGAATTCATTGTTAAGGATGAAAATCATGAAATTGTTCATTTAAGATTTTCTACTTTTGCAAATTTATCACAAGAAGAAAAAAATGAATTAAGAAAAGAATTTGCTAAATTTATCAATATTTACGATCTAGAACATAAGGGTAGAGGGTATTGCAGACAATTATTAACAGAAGGTGAAGTATTTTTTGAAAATATAACTCATAATGAAAAGAAGGATTATGGTATTATAGGTGTTCTTAACATTCCAGGAGAACTTATTAATCCAGTTTATGATAATGTACAAAATAATGTTATAGAAAATTTTATTTTTCAGAAGCCTACAAGTCTCTTGAATAATCCTGCTGGAGCTCTTTCACAACAACAAAGCAACGTTAGTCAAACTAATTCGTTGCATATGCAAATATTAACTCTGCAAGGGAATCAGGTTACCTATATTAATTCTGGTATGTGGAATGAAGATATGTCTATTCGTATTCCCTTTTTAGAGAATTGTCGTAGAGCATACAAACAATTATCATTATTGGAAGATTCTATTATTATCTATAGATTAGTTAGAGCTCCGGAGCGTCTTAAATTTAAAATTGATGTGGGTAATATGCCTCCAGCAAAAGCAGAAGCTTATCTCAAACAGCTTATGCAACAATTTTGGTCTAAACAAACTTATGAAGACACTTCTTCATCGAGTAAAACAGGTAATATATATAATCCACAATCTATGTTGGATGGTTATTGGTTTGCAAGAAGAAACGGAGAAGTGGGTTCTGATGTTGAGGTAATGCAAGGAGGTCAAAATTTAGGTCAATTGGATGATTTAATGTATTTTGTTAATAAATTATACAAGAGTCTTAAAGTACCTCTTACAAGACTTAATCCCAATGAACCGTTTAAGGACGGATCGGAAATTCTTAGAGAAGAATTACGTTTTGCTAAATTTATTATTTCTTTGCAATATCAATTTGCACAAGGATTAAAGAATGCTTTCGTATCACATTTAAAATTAAGAGGTTGGTGGAAAGAATTAAGGTTGCATGAGTCTTATATTAATTTAGATTTCAATCCTCCTTCTAATTTCTTTGCTATACGTCAACAACAACTTTTTGAATTAAAACAAAAGAATTTTAGTGATTTGAGTAATAATGAAAGCATTTCTAATACGTTTGCACAGCGTCATTATCTCGATTATTCTGATGCTAAAATTTCAGAAAACATGGAATGGTTGCGCAAAGATGCGGCTCTTAATTGGGAATTAAGTCAAATTGAATCTAATGGTCCTAATTGGAGAGAACATTTAGAAGCTGCAGAAGCTACCGCTGCTAATGTGGAAAATAGTGGTGGTGAAGGCGGTGAAGGAGGAGGTGGCTCAACATCTTCAGAAATTCCGGAATTTGGCCAAACAACACCTGAAACACCAGAAACTCCAGAGACACCAGAAACTCCAGAGACAGGTGAAGGTACACCAGAAGCAACTCCAGCCCCTAATACTCCAGAAACACCACCAGAAACTTAAAAGTAAAATAAAGTTTCTATAAGGATAAATATTACGTAATGGAAACGTATAATTTATCTCAATATATAGCGGGAGATACTTGGAATGGTATAAGCGGAGTTACGATAACTAGAGATAATTCAGCATTGGATCTTACAGGTGCTTATGCTGAAATGAAAGTAAAATTTCAATTAGATGCTCCTACAGTTGCTTTTTTTAGTACTTCAAATGGTACTATGGTTATTTCTCAACCTGCATCAGCAGGAATAATTGTGGTACCACCACAAATAGTAGATATACCTCCAGCAAATTACGTTTATACAATAAAAGTAACATTATCTTCCGGACAAAAAGATACTTTTGTAACTGGAATTTGGCCAGTAGTTAAATACACATGATAAAATGAGTGATCAGATAACCATAAATGAAATTGTAAATGGTCAATTTTTAAATATAAATCAAAACACTACAAATGATCAAATTTTTGTTAACCAGGGAACAGCTGTTTTAAGTGTTAATGGAAAAATCGGTATTGTTGTTTTAACACCTAATGATTTGGGTTTGGGTTTAGTTAATAACACCAGTGATTATAATAAACCCATTTCTCATGCTACTTTAACAGCCCTATTATTAAAGGCAGATCTTTCTGCGTTTAATGTTTTAAATAATTTTATATTAACAAAATACGGAAATTGGGATAGTGTTTCATTTATAGTTAATAATTTAAGTGGTAATTGGAATTCTGTTTATAATAGTGTAAACACTCTGAGCGCTAATTGGCAAACTGTTGCTACACAAACATTAAATTTTGATAATGTAACTAATAATTTAAGTATATCTAATTCTAATACAGTTTCACTTTCAAGCTTATCTTATTCCAATATATCCGCTTCGAATGTTTATACTACTATTAAAGAATTTGCCGCTTCACATCCAAGTGGTTTAGCTAAAGGTTTTAATGTTACCTTATATAATGGGAAAGTTTATACATTTGCTGGAACTGATACATCTAATCCAGATCATTATTTAGAAATAAATGCAAATCCGTTTTCTCCTATATACGTTACTGTGCCTTTATCTTCTGGTAATTCTATGATTGTTGATCATTTTTTCTTATCTGATTTTGCTACATCAAAATATACATTGCAGGTGGGAACAAATTTTGATCAAAGTATATATTATTCTGAATTAAATGTGGTAGGGTCTACGATTAACCAAAATGGGGTTGTAAGTGAATACGGGCAAATCAATGATCTTAATAACGTATTAGGTTATAGTGTACAGGTAAGTGCTGGTATATTATATTTATATATAAATTATATAGCAGAACATAACAATAACAATACAGATTACCTTATTATAAAGGGTTTAAGAACTAATCATTATAAATCATAATTAAGACCTTTTAATACATAAATATATACATATATGGCTTTAAATCAAACTTTCTTAGTTAAAAATAATTTTAACACTTTAGGAAATATACTATCTGCTGGCACTAATCTTACAAGTATATTTGCAGCTGCTGGTGCTGGTGCTGCGACTCCAAATGCAATTACCTTTAACAATGGAGGTAGTGGTGGAGCATCGGGTTTAACATTTGATGGGTCTTCTGCGAAAACTGTATCTTATAATACAATTGGAGCGTCTCCGCTTGCTGGTAGTTCCAGTTTAACAACAGTTGGTACAATTGCTTCTGGTACATGGAATGGTAATACAATCGGTTTAGGATATGGTGGCACGGGTGCTACTACAGCTCAAGGTGCTATTAATGCTTTAGCAGGTGCAACAACAAATACTTATTATTTAAGAGGTAATGGTACAAATGTAACAATGTCTGCAATTCAAGCATCAGATGTTCCAACATTAAACCAAAATACAACAGGCAGTGCTGCATCTCTTACAACTTCTCATACATTATGGGGACAAACATTTAATGGAACTCAAGATATTATAGGAAATTTAACAGGCGTTGGTAATATCACAGGTTCTTCTGGTATTACAATTTCAACTGCATCAAATGGTAATATTACTTTAAGTCCCAATGGAACAGGTATTGTTACAACCGCCGCATCATTCCAAGCAGCATCTGCTAATTTTACTGGAAGTGTTAGTGTTGGGCAAGATCTTAGTGTTGCCGGAAGTTTATATTTTGGAGGCTCAGCAATACAATTAGTACAAGGAGAACTTGTAATTAACGCTCCAATAGTTTATATGGGAGAATCCAATCCTTCGGATTCTTTAGACATCGGTTTTGCTGGACATTATGTTTCTGGTTCTTATGCTCATACTGGTTTACTAAGAAGTAATAGTACAAAAAATTGGTATCTCTTCAGTAGTATGGTTACAGAGCCTAGTGCAAATTCAGTAGCGTCAAATACAAAAACAATTGACACCCTTGTTGCTAATACATCTGGTTCTCATACTGGTAATGCTACAACAGCAACAACTTTACAAACCTCTCGTAACTTTACAGCTACTGGCGACGTAACAACTGATTCTGCACAAGCATTTAATGGATCCGCTGCAGTCACTCTTCCATTAACAATTGCTAATAATGCAGTAACATTACCAAAATTAGTCAATGCCACTACTGCCTATTCTGTACTTGGTAATAATTCAGCTAGTACCGGTGTAAATTATGCTGCAGTAACATTTAGTGCAATTGCTACTCAATTAAATTTAAATACAAATAGCAGTGCTCAGTTTGGTGATGTTACTGTAGGTACATTGACTCCAAATACTATTAATAGTGGTACAGCTAAATCTGATTCTGCGGTCTATAGTGGTACTACTGCTTCTGGTACATCATTATATATAGATACTTTTAATTTTTCTACATCAATTTATAAAGCTGCAAAATACGTTGTGAGAGTTTCTCAGGGAGCTAGTGGTGGAACCGCATCGGCTTTATTTGAATTGTTGGTTAATTATGATCCAGCAACTACCAATTGGGTTGGTACGGTATATGGTGTAATAGACCCTTCTAATATTTTAAATACAAATTTTATTGATATAGTTACAAACCATACAACGAATGTTTTATCAATATATGTACCTTTTGTTGGGGGTTCTAATTTATATTACGGCAGTGTTTTAGTCTCAACTTTAGTATAATATTTGCAACCTGTTTAGTGTTAACTTCTAAATGGGTTGTAAATATACTTAAATATTATTATGGCACTTACTTTTAAAATACCTCAAGCATTAACTGTATTTGGTACTATTTCTGCAGCAACTGCTGTATATGCTAATGGTGTATTATTAGGATCTAATAATGTTTATACCAACAATTCTTATTCTAATCCTTCTTGGATTACATCTTTAGCAGATACTAAAATCACAGGATCTATATTTGCTAGACTAAGTAGTATAGTTTATAAATATGGTGCTGATAACACAAGAATATTACCAATATATGGAAGCAACACAACTAGTGGGTGTTATTCTAATATTGCAGGTGGGGTTGTTAATACCGCTTCTGGAATTTATTCTAATATTGCCGGGGGTTTCGGTAATACTACTTGCGATTATTCTAATGTTGCTGGTGGAGCTTCTAATAATGCTTCTGTAGAATATTCTAATATATCTGGTGGTTGTCGCAACACTACTTATGGGCGTGTATCTAATATAGCAGGAGGATCTTATAATAAAGCCTGTTGTAATTATGCTAGTATAGGAGGAGGGGACTCTAATACTGCTGATGGATGTTATTCTAATATTGCGGGCGGATATAATAATGTTACTTTTGGTGATTTTGCTAGTGTTGGGGGAGGGGCACATAACAGGGCTTGTATAAGTTTTGCTACTGTAGCAGGTGGCAATACCAATAGTGCTCTGGGATATGCATCACATGCAGGAGGTGGAGGGGGTAATACAGTTTCTGGAGATTATTCTAGTGTTGTCGGAGGAACAGCTAATAGCGCTTCTGGTTGGTACTCTTTTATAGGAGGAGGAGCTTTTAACTGTACACACGCGGATTGTTCATATATTGGAGGTGGATGTTGTAACAATATATGTACAGATCCTTTATCTATAATATTAGGAGGTATGTGCAATACTATTGGTGAGGGTGCTGGGTCTGCTATTATTGGTGGAGGAAATAATGCTATTTGGAGAAATTGCAGCATAATAGGTGGAGGTAAATATAATTGTATAATAGGTGGGTGTGATTGTTATGACGGAAAATATTCTGTTATTCAAGGGGGCTATTGTAATAATGCTTGTGGATATGAAACAACTATAAGTGGTGGAGCCTATAATACCGCTTATGGTAGATTTTCAACTATAGGAGGTGGAGCTGGAAATGTTGCTTGCACCTGGGCTTCATCTGTATTTGGAGGTAGATGTAATATTGCTACAGGAGATTATTCTTTTATCGGAGGGGGAAAATATAATAAAACCTGGTTGGGACATTCAGCTGTTGTAGGCGGATGTTATAATGAAGCTTATGGGCACTATTCTTTTGTAGGTGGTGGAAGAAAAAATAGAATAATAGCCACTTATTCAAGTATTCTTGGTGGAAAAAATAATCATACAGGAGGGGATAAGTCTACCATATTAGGAGGAGAAAATAATTATATACATTTCTCAACTAATACCGGTATATTAGGAAGTAATAATACAATTAGTTCTGGTGAAAATATATTTGTTATAGGTAGTAATATGTCGGTTGGTAGTGAATGTAATGTTACCTATGTAAACAATTTAAGAGTTATGGGAAATATTGGTGTATGTACATATTATTCTAGTTATCCAAATGGCGGACCAATAGGCAAATTTCCTATTTACGATGCTAACGGTTATTATCTTGGAATGGTGCCATATTATCCTAGCTAGTATAAATATTAAAAAATATGGAAATTACAATACCAACACAATATATTGTTGTCAAACCAGAACAAAAAATTAATTTAGATATTAGTTCAATTACTGATGTAAAAATTATAGATTCTTTTTCTGATAAAGAGATTATAGCTAAAATACCTGAATTACCTTTAAGTGTTTATCTCTGGAAAGGTGATGATGAATATACCTCAGCAGGTAATTGGACTAATGAAACAGCTTCTGCTAAATTGGTAGAAGTTCTTTCTCTTTCTTCTATTCCTTGGGTTAAGAATATCTAATAGGTTCGTGATGAACTCTTAAAAAGTTTTCATTAAGTTCATTATTGCTAAAAATATTATACTTTAACTTATGTTTGCTAATAACATAAGGAAGTGATATTTGATCTCTGAATGACCCTGTTGTTATTTCAGACCACCAATGATTGTTAAAAGCTTCAACTTCTTTGGTATGTCTTCTTATTAGAACTGTAGCAAAACAAAGTAAGTCTGGAGTATAAAGCATATATTGTTTATCTTCTTTATACTTCTTAAGTTGTTTTAAAACTATACCCTCTCGTTCTACTTTTTCTTTTATGATATGAGCGCCTTCTTCTAATTCATTAGTTCGTTTAGGGTGTCTACAAATTGCTATATCCGCATCGCCTAGTAATTCATTTACTACTTGAGTAGGGGGTTTTAAAATATCTACATTTCCATCCATCCAAATAGATACATCACAAGGTTCGTACTGATGAATTAATATCTTATGTATCTTAGCATTCTTTTTATTTTCGTTAAAGATGTTACAGGGAGGTTTAACTGTCCACAAATCTGAATGTTGTTCAGTGTAAGCAACATATTCAACATTATCTTCCTTAATAATTTTATCTGTTAATCTATCCCTTCCATTACCTACAATGGATGTAACTACTTTAATATTCATTGATTATATTTTCGTAAAGTTTTATAATATTGTCTATATGAGTTCTCTTTTTAATTTTTTGAATAGGTTTCATTGCTAGATCCCATTCTGTTGTACCATATATACTTTTTATCTCTTTTATTTTATTCTTAATACCTTTCTCAGATATTTCATCACAATAGAAAATAGAGTCTTCTGGTAATAATTCAATATTGGACCAAGTTTTATTCAATATAATTCCACAATCTAAAGCTGCTGCTGTTGATAACTTCATAGAAGAACAACTTTTAAACTTTAAACAGTCTGGGTCTTTTATATCAAAATGACAATTATATAATTCAAAATGAGCTAAGAAATTACTAGTCCTACAATTGATATTTGGTGAGCCTGTGTTGTACTTTCTGTCTACTAATTCTAAAAATATACTCGAATTAAAATCTCCAATATAGCCAAATCTAAATTTATCTTTTGGTACATCAAATATCTTTAATCTTTTATCCCAATGGTGAGGTATTACAGCATAATCTTTTTTAACATTATATTCTTCTTCAAGAAATAAAGGAAATGTTTTATTATGAAATATAAGCAAATCTGCATAATCGTACTTCTCTAAAAATAAACCATGTGTGTCTCCATCATAAACATAATCAACCACATCCCATATAACAAAATTGCTTTTATGGAATTTAGGTGTAAGCCAAGATCTTGTACCCATCATATTTTTAATAATGAATATAATAGATCTTTTAGTATTGGGATCAATTCTGGTTGCTAATTTACAATTATAACCTTTAGCTTTTAAAGCATTACATATTTGCTCCCCTCGTAAGTATGAAGAACCAAATCTAGGGTCTATTAAAAAATATATAGGTTTTGTTTTCAATACATTATTTAGCAGCTATTCTATTCTTTATCAAAGGTACATACTTTAACATATAATCATCTATTATATCTGTATTGTTATATTTGTTCAAAGATGATTTAACATTTTGATCAACATACGAAGATCTTATTTTAGCATTTTTAGCGTTCCATACATCACCCTTTGTATATCTATATTTTAAATCTTCTTCACTTTTTAGCATATAATGATACAAATTTAAAATGTCTTTATCGAAATGATATTTAATTTTATCAGTTTTATATTTAAATCTGTGCGGAGAATCTATAAGATCAGAATCTATAAGACTAGAACGACATATCGTTTTCCATAGTGGGTTGGGACACACAGAGTGAGTAGCTGTATAATTTTGAATAACTAAACCATTTGGTCTTTTAACATGGCCATTAGTTCCAAATATTTTCCAGTGAGCATAAGCTACATCTACTTCCTCCTCAATTAAATGTTGAAGTAATCCTTTATTACCTTTGTAAACAATAAACTCATCTACATCTATAAATGCAGTCCATTTAGAATCGTTGCTATAATTTTCACAATAATCTTTATAAGCTAATTTTTGTTGCCAATCATTTAAATCCCATTCTTTAAATGTTACAATGTCTCTATATTTTTGAAATATAGGATATGGATTATCATTACTATTATTATTGTATATATAAAAATGATCGAACCCTATATGACGATGATAAGCTATCCATTCCTCTAAATAAAGAGCTTCATTTTTTATAACTGTACATATAGATAAATTTTTCATAATATACTTTTAATTTTTTGAACTACAGCATTATATATAACTTCTTTTGATTTATCTGTTATATGATGTGTATCTGTTTTTTCTAAATTAGTTTCACAGACTTCTTTGTAGTCCTTTCCTGCAAATAAGTCCCCTATAATAATATGGTGTTCAGTATTGTTCCTTATAATTTCATCCATTCTTTGTCTCTCGGCTACATGACCGTAGATGTTAGGAACATCATAAAAATTTAAATCTGTATGACCAAAGAATATAATAGGTTTTCTAATTCTATATTTTAATAATTCTAAATCATCAATAAGTTCTTCTCGTGTTTGTCTATAGTTCTTAACAAAATCATTTGGATTCTGATTAACTCTATTTTGTTGATAGTGTACACCTTTATACTCTACAAGCTTAACTGTAGCGATTTCTATCATTACAACATCAGACTCTTTTAACCTTTTTGCATATCCAGGAATAGAAAACTTTTCTGGATTATACATTAAGCATTCCGGAAAGAGAATATCATCCATTGTTTGGATTCCATCATATAAATCCAAATAGGTAAATATCTCTCTAGTAGAGTGTGTTAAGTCGTAATTCTTATCAAAATAATATTCATCAGTATTAAATTTAGGTGCTAAAACTGTTCTACAAGAACCAAAATGAAACACCTTTACCATATCTCATTATTTTGTATAGCCAAATCCTTGCTGATACCAGGCAAAGTTATTATCAATCCAATCACATACTTGCTTACCTAAGATAGTATTATAATCTGGTGTTAGAGGTTGAACCTTTTGTCTAATAGTATGTAAATCTGGTGTTAAACCATAAACTGAATCATCCTCTTTAACGGTCTGCTCAACATTATCAAAGTCATGTTTAAATGACTCAATACCCAAATATTGATAAACCTTATCCATTTCTTTTTGTGGATAGCTTGTTAAATCTTCAGCTCTTATATAATGAACATCTTTATTAATACCTTCTAAAAAGGTCTGTTGAAGTCTTTCCAAGGCAAGTCCAAGAGGTGGTCCTGCAATCCAGGTATCAATTCTTTTTGCTGTGTTGGTACCTCTCATTTCAGAATGATTTTGAATTGATTGATGGAATTCTTGATTTCTTCTATAGATCTTTTCCATAGATGCAAAAATACTTTTTAAATTCCTTACTAAACAAATCATTTTTGGTTTATAAGGCAAAAAGGCTTCAAACCATTTATAGTGAATAGTGCCTCCTCGAGTTTTAATACAAAGATTGGGCTTATCTGTATAGGCTTCCGCATATCCATTTAGTCCACCGAGACAAAACCCTCTCCATGTCCTTAAAGCAAGGTCTCTATCCATGGCCTTAGCTTCTGGGGTATCTGTATAATTTATTCTAGCCCCATACAGATATTCTAAAACTGGATCGGTTTGTGTTGCTTGAATTTCTGGATGTTGATTGAGAATACATTGAAATAATGTACTCATACTACGAGGCATTGAGGAATTAAAAAATATGTTTTTCATTTTGTTTTTTTGTAAGCGTAATAAAGATATAAATTATTATTCATATCCCTACCAAGCGGTTTTTTGATTACATTGTAATTGAACGCAAAGGTATTTTTTAACCAGTGCTCCCATTCTGTAATATTATTATATTCATTTTCATGAAATTCACAAGTAAAATAAACGCAGTTTTTAAAAAAACTAGGATCCGACTTTAATAAAAATTTTTCACCACCTTCACAATCTACTTTTAATATAAAATTTCCAATATTACGTGGTATAATATCTTTAAATTCTATAGTATCTATATTACCGTTTATGTCGTTGACAACGCTATCAGAACCACTCCATCTTTGATCAAATTTCATACTGACCTTGGACTTGTCACCTAAAGCTTTCGGTATAATGTTTATATTTTGGAAATCTTTGAAATTAGCATTTAATACTTTTACATTTTCCGGATTCGGTTCTAGTAAGATTTTATTAGCATAGGGATATAAAATAGATGCTAATAATGTATAGTAACCTATATTTGCTCCTATATCTATAATAGTATTAATTTCTCTATTATCATTTTTAAAAAATTCTCTTAAATAATATGAATCTAAAGTTATTATTTCATTATATAATTGTTTACCCAAATCTTCCTGATAAAGATGATTAGGATCTTTATCATTTCCTAAATATGATATCATATAAGATTAAAAATTAAATGTTGAATTTGGATTTGCATCAAACAATAATTCATTCTTAGATCCTAAGATAGATTCAATAAACTTTTCTTTATCAAAGAGATTATTAATATTATCATAAGGACATTCATGAAATCTTCCTCCGGTCCAATCATCTTGTTCTAAATACGAATCAATACGGTGGCGGAAAGATTCTGTTCCTGTAGCTAAAATATTATCATGAATATCATATCCAAATACCGTGGGTGAATTAGATATCCATCCTACTGTGGCTTTTTTATTAAAAGCTGCTGCTGCATGTTGAGTAAAAGAATCTATGCAGAGAAATTTATCAGATAAAGCTATATAACAAAAAAGATTTCTAAAATTATCCGTTATTTTAATAGTACCTGGTATCTCGGGTTGATTATCTCTTCTGATATGAAGTATTTTAGAAAAATTATCTTTAATATCATTTACTATTTCAGCTGCAAATTGAGGCGGCAAATCCCTTGACCAGGAATAAGGATGGCTTTGCTGTTCAGCTCCACCACTTGATTGCACCAATAAAACAGGTCCGTCCTTTTGTAAATTGTTTTGAGCAAATAATAATTCTCTTTCTGAAAGATAAATTTCTGGTTTGTTATTTATAAAAGGAATTTTTACACCATCTATACTAAAAACATCACACCAAGCTTCTGCCAAGGATTTAGTTCCATATAATACAGCACCTGTATGATATGGTTCGGTTCTCAGTATAACTGATTCTTTATCTTTTATATAATCATCATAAAAATAAGGAATCATTCCAAATTTATAAACCCTAAAAATATTAGGATTATGAACAAAAACTTCAGGCCAAGCAGTAACTACTATAAGTTTATGGTCCGGATAAGCTTGTTTAATCGATTTTATTATAGATGTAGCAACAATATTTTTACCACAACCACCATCAATATGAAAAATTACGTATTTGTCAGACATTAATCTAACTTAATACAATTTAAAAATAAATCACCTTTAAATGATTCGTATACCAGATAAACAAAGTAATAAAAAGGGGTTATTAGAACTTAAGCTTAAATTTTTACAATCTCTTGTTAACAATGCATATCCAGCGTCATTTTGTATAATGATATCTAAAAAGCCAGTATGATGTATATTAGGTAGATAAAATTGTATTATATTATCTATCTGTGTAAAAGATGGAATTACCTGAGCATGAAAAGGGGGATTATTTGGGTATAAATTATTAAAAGATGAAAAAGGGTTAAATAATGTAACATTATCTAACATATTACTATTAGATGCACTAATATATACATTATTTAATGAAAAGAAATTTTTCCCATACACCGTCAAATTGCAAGATGATACATTATTATACGAAGAATTAATCGTTAATGGTGTAGCATTTTTTAAAAAAGGCTTAGCTTTTATAGTAAAAGAATCTTTATTATTTGTTAATTCATCACTAAGCGAGTTATTAGGATAATACATTTTTTATACTTATGATTCTGGGTATAAAGAGTAAGTTTTTTTATAGAAGAGGTACCGAGTCTTCTCTCTAATTACTTCTTGAATTCAATTATGCAAGGGCTTTTTGTAAAAATTCTATTTCTTCTCCGTTCGGATTGCCTATTTTTATCCCTTTAAATGCACCTTGAGTGTTGATAAACAACAAGTTATCTTTTTTTACATGCTTAAAATATTTTGTCTTTTTCTTCAAAGATTTTGTCAAGGCTTTATTAAAATCTGTTGGTGTTACAAAAAAAGATTGATAGTCTAAAGACATTTCTTTGTCTTTATAAATTGTTAATATTTTAATATTTAAATCAGAAAACATCATTCTAAAAGTATCTAAAATAGAATCTAATTCTTTTTCTAAAAAATATTTAAAATATTTTTCTTTACAGGTAATTTGTTTATTTTCTAATAAACCCCACTCAATAAAATTTTTTATAATTTTACTAATTAAAATATCTTGGTATTCTTGAATAGGGAAAATAATAACCCTTTGATGCATATAATACACCAAATAATCTTTAATCCTTATATTTGTCATCTTGGCTATCTATTATAGCCTCAATTAGATATTCTTCTACTATTTCTGGTGGTAATTGCAATTCTGCTTCGTGTAAGGTCTTGGTCATCTCTAAAAGCTGGGTTTTCAATTTTTGTTTAAATTCTACAGCTTTAATCATCTCTGTCTTAGATATCTTTGAATAAGCAGATGTATTATTTAAAGAAAGAGCTTCTAATAAAGGTTCAGCTACATTAGCCATTATGCCTATTATTCTTTTATAAAATCTATCTAAAGGGGATATATAAGATTCTTCAACTAAAGGTGTTTTTATTTTATTTAAAACATAATTTAAAACAATAGCTTTTTCGGTTTTTACCACAGCTCTATTAAGATATTCTGGCCCCTTTACATGATTTTTGCCGTAAGGGTTCCATATACATCCGCCACCTTGATATTGAGATCCACAATAAATACATTTACCAGGTTCATCCATATGAACATGAGTATTAGTAGGGGAAAAAATACAAGGTCTTCCGTAGGTTGAAGATCCACAATATATACATTCAGTTCTAGCCATTTTACTACTTAACCTCAGATAAGAACTTTGTCTTAATTTCTTTTGGAGGAGTGCCTATTCTTACATTGATAATTCCATTATAATAATCATCTCTTAATAATACATTACGTTCTAATTGTTCCCTTATTTCAAAATAAGCATTTTCCCATTTAGAACCACAAGCTCTCAATATTTTAAAAATAAATTTATCTTTGCCATATTTTTCTATATCAGCATTTAACTCATTAGAAGAACTTGTATATTTTCTCCAATCAGATTCTTTGTAATCTATACGTTTATTCTTTTTACCCTTTAAGGGTTTGCGTTTAAAGCGAGAAATGCATTGTTTTTTACCTATATATTTTTTATTAGTAACTGTATTAGTTATCTCATATATAAATCCGAAGGTATCTTCTTTTATTTGTATACCTTCTTCTAAAATCCAATGTCCAGTATCCATTATTTTTTCTTTTTAGGTCTCTTTTTAGACTTCCCTAAAGCTAATAATTCTGGTTTTTTCCTTTTAGTTACACCGGAATATCCAAAAACATTTATAGCATTGTTAGGTGCATAAGTATCACCTGAATCTATATTAGAAGGAGGATTATATATAGCTTGTTGTGGAGTGCCTAAAGACCCACCAGGTGCAGCACTGTTCATATTTTCTAATATTTTTTCTACTATTTGTTGAAATTTACTTGACATATATTATAATTTGCTTATATTTATGGTTATAATTGATAAATTCAAAGAAGAATTAGAAATAGATACTCAAGTAGATGAATTAAATCTATTACAAAAACAATTACAATTACCAGCTATTAAACATAAATGGGTGGCTCGTCTTATAGATTCTAAGAGACATCTTAATAACCTTAATAGAAAAAAGAAAACTATTAGAGCAGCAGTAATAGCTACTTTAGAAAAAGACGGTATACCTCCCGGAATACCTAAATCTTCTTTAGATAAAAAAATTGAAAATACTAAATCTCTTTTAGACATAGAAGAAGAAATACAAGATACAGAAATTGCTATAGTCTACTTGGAAAAAGTGGAGTCTATCTTTAGAAGTATGACTTATGATTTAAAAAATATCATAGAAATTAATAAATTGGAGACTACCTAATTGTTATCTTTTAGTTTAACAAGTAAAAATAAACAAGTTCAGATTCAAGGAGATCTAAAAAGTATCTCTTTGATAAGGGAGAAGTTTTCTATAGCCAATCCAGCGTATAGAAAAAACGTGCCCTTTATGCAACCAAGACTTTATTGCATAACCCCATCTGGAAAATTTGATATAGGACTTTTTAGAGATGTTTTAGAATTTGTAGAATTAAATCATTATGAATATGAATTAGATAATAATATTAAAAAAGAATTTAATCCTGGTTTTGGTAACCCAAAAATAAAATCTTTAAATTTACAATTAAGAGATTATCAGGAAAAATCTGTTATATCAGCAATAAAACAAGGAAGAGGTGTGACCTTAATTCCTACTGCTGGTGGTAAAACATTAATTTGTGCGACTCTTATTGAAAGTCTGAGAGAAAATTTAAATGATCCTAATGCTTTAGTGTTAGTTACCGTACCTTCACTTCAATTGGTAGAACAGACGGCAAATGATTTTACTTCTTATGGATTAAAAAATGTTACTAAATGGTCTGGAAATAATAAACCAGATCCAACAGCTACCGTAATAGTAGCAGGTACACAGATTTTATTAAGTGAAAGTTCAGATTTATCTAAATTAGCTGATGTTAAAATTTTGTTAATGGATGAAGCTCATTCTTTAAAGAGGGGTAATAAACTTAATAAAATTTTAAACTTTATAGATACACCTTATAAATTTGGTTTTACAGGAACTATGCCATCATCTGAGATAGATCAATGGAACATTGTCGGCAAATTAGGACCCATTACCTATGAACAGAAGACGGATGATTTAAAGAAACAAACTTATGTCTCTAATTTTAAAATAATAATACTCAATATTAAACATGAGTCCTTACCTTCTTTAAGAGTTTCTAGTGAAACTCCAGCTCTAGCTTATCAACAAGAATTGGAATTCTTAATGGGGCATGCAAGGCGCAATAATATTATATCCAACCTGGCTAACAAGTTAAATCAAAACACCCTTATTATGGTTGATAGAATTCTTCACGGAGAATCCATAGAAAGAGAACTTAGAAGAGTTTGTGATACTTCTAGACCTATCTATTTTATACAAGGGTTAACGGATATACAGGAAAGGGAAAGAATAAGATCATTGATGGATAATAGAAACGACGTTATTGTCATTGCCGTCTCAAAGATATTTAGTACAGGAATCAATATTCCTAACCTTCATAATATTATTTTTGCATCAGCAGGAAAGGCTAAAATTAAAATTATGCAATCTATAGGCAGAGCTTTACGTTTACACCCTACAAAAAAAATAGCCACTATATTTGATATTGCAGATAATACAAAATATGGTAAAATACACTTATCGGAAAGAAAAAAACTTTATACTTTAGAAAAATATGAATACACGGAAAAAGAATTATCGTAAAAAATTATTAGACAATGATGACAATATCAATTATTCAGAAGAAGAAGCCGAGCATCTCGGTTTATCTATGGAAGATGATATTATCGATGAAGATGGTGAAAATATAGGATATTTAGAAGATGACACGGATATAGACGAAGAGGAAATTGAAGAGCTGGAAAACATAGATGAAATTCCAGCAGAAGAAATTATCAAAGCTATTGTGGTTCCAGAAGAACCTGTTAAAAAGAAAAGAGGGAAGAAACCTGCAGACAAAGAAAAATTCTATGTAGATCCTAAGCATTTTGATGATGAAATTGTTAGATATTATGACTCCGGAATTATGTCTAATGATTTAGCGGAAATGGTCAGTAAAATTTCTCATAAACTTAGTTATGCACCTAATTTTATTAATTACACCTACAGAGAAGAGATGGTGGGAGATGGTATTATAAGAATGTTTAAAGCTTTAATGTCAAAAAAATATGATAGAGACAAGGGAACAAATCCATTTTCTTATTTTACTCGTATAGCTTTTAATGCTTTTAGAAACCGTATTAAAAAAGAAAAACATATGAGAGATACTCATGAAAAGTATCAAGCAGAAGTTATGATGATGTCTGAAAATTATAACAATTTAATGAAAAACAATCAGATCAAAATAATGAAAGAAAAAAATAGGGAGTAAATGAAGTATAATATAAAGAGTAAGGAAATAGGAATATTTTCTGATGTTCATATTGGCTTAGGTCAAGATAGTTCTATTTGGCATAAGTGTGTTTTGGAATTTGCTACCTGGGTAAGAGACCTTTATATTTCTAAAGGCATTAATGATATTATCATACCTGGTGATATATTTCATAATCGCAATGAAATATCAGTCAATACCTTAACCATTGCTAAAGAATTCTTTACTATTTTAAAAGATTTTCGTATTTTTATTTCTACAGGTAACCATGATTGTTATTATAAAGATCGCTCAGATGTTAATTCTATTAACATGCTTAGTGGTTGGAATAACATAATCATTGTTGACAAAGAACCTTTATTAATTAAAGGCTGTAACAAGACTATTTCTTTAATTCCATGGGGAACAGATATAACAGATATTCCTGTTAGTGATATCTGTTTTGGTCATTTTGAAATTAATTCATTTTATATGAATTCTTTTAAGGTTTGTGATCATGGCGTTGAATCATGTTCTTTATTAGACAAAGCACCATTTGTTTTATCAGGTCATTTTCATAAAAGAGAATTAAGAAAATATGATAAAGGTAAAATTTATTACGTAGGTAGCCCCTATCAGCAAAATTTTGGTGATGTAGGTGATGAGAGAGGTGTGTATATTCTTAATTTAGAAACCGAAGAAATCAATTTTTTTGAAAATAATATATCACCCAAACATATTAAAATTAATTTAAGTCAATTACAGAATGGTACTCAAGATGCTTATTATTTAAAAAATAATGTTCCTAATAATATGGTAAGCTTTATTATAGATGAAAATATATCTTCAGATAAAGTGCCTTTATTATCCAGCAAAATACAAAATTTAAATCCTAAATTTTTTCGTATAGATTACAAAATTAAAGATGATTTAGATAATTTATCACAATCCTCTAAAGAATATACTGCTATAGATATTTTGCAAAGTATAGAAGATTTTGTATCTTCTCTTGAAGTGCAACATAAACCAGAGATAATAAATTATCTTAACGAAATTTATAATAAATTAACATGAATGATAAAATAGGCATAGGTATTCTAGATATATATTCACCGGAAGATCTGCAAAATTGCTACTCTTCTATACCCAAAGATTTGCAAAATAATGTTTTTGTAGTATCAAATACTAAAAATAAATTTTTGAAAAATGAAAACAGTAGAAATTATGATAAGGATGTTTCTTTTGCTACACTTAAAAATTGGTTAATATCTCAATTAAGAATCAAAGATTATAAATTTTTGTTTCTTATTCATTCTAATCAAGTAGTAACAGATCCTGAACTATTTACTAATACTATTAAAACAGCAGAAACCTTTGGCACTTGGTTTATGTTGGGACCAGGAACTAAATCTTTGCCAGTAGAAGACGACGAAGCTGGTGTTACTTTATATCTTACTCCGGAATTAAATGATGAATTTATATTCTTATATACCGGAGTTATCAAAAATAATGGTTATTTTGATGAAAGATATTGTAATTCAAAAAATTTAGATACTTTAGATTATATATTAAAAATGAGAAAGAAGGGTATATATCCTCCTAATCATTATCACCCATCTATAGAAAAGGGTTTACAAAAATCAAATACTCCTATTCAAAAAATAGGGTTTAAAGATATCCCCGATTTAGATAAAAGTGTACAAATTTCTTATGCATTTTTTATGCATAACCATCAATATATTCCAGGTCAGAATGACCCAGCAGGTGTTACACAAGAAGAATTGTTAAAACATATGGAAGACATTCAAAAGAATTATGCCAAAAAAAACATCGTCTAAAATTGGTGTAGGTCTTATAACCTGTGATAGAATAGAGTTCTTTAATCAAGCCAAAGATAGTTTGGTTAAAGCTTTAAAGGATTATCCTGACTATGAAATAATCATTATTAATGACGGATCTATAAAAATAAAAGATGATTCATTAAAGATTATAGACACAATAGGTTATCAAGGTGTTGGTAAAGCCAAAAATGCAGCTTTAAAATACCTATTAGAAAATAATTGTAAGCATATCTTTTTAATGGAAGACGATATTACCATAACCAATGGTAAAATATTTCAGAAATACATAGAAGCATCTGAAGCTACTGGTATTAAACATTTTAATTTTGCATTACACGGACACCATAATCTAAACGGATACGGACTTCCTAATATTAAAAAGACTATAAATTACCCATCAGATTTAAAAATTGACCTCTATGAAAATGTATTAGGAGCCCTTAGTTACTACCACAAAGACACAATTACCGATTGTGGTTATATGGATGAAAAGTATTACAATGCTTTAGAGCATGTTGATCATACTTATCAAATTATCAAAGCAGGTTATCACCCTCCTTTTAGATGGTTTGCGGATATAAATGGTTCCTCAGATTGTATTTCAGATATTAAAGCTAATCACCAAGATAGCAAAATAAGGTCACAAGAGGATTTTATGAAGACTTTTAAGATAGCTCTTGATTATTTTATAGAAAAAAATAATTTTTCAGTATCACAAGGCTATGGACCAGCTGAAAAAATAGCTACAGAATCAGAAGTATTGGATAATTTAAAAGAAATATGGAAACAATACCATCAGAAATAGGAGTAGCAATACTCACCTATAACAGACCAGACTACTATTCCCAGGTATTAAAAACCATTCCTAGGAATGAAATTGGCTGTTTAGTTGTAGTAAATGATGGAACTAATCCTTATGTTCAAAAAGGAGATGCAGATGAGGTTATATTAAATAATGAGCAACTTGGTATTGCCAAAACTAAAAACAAAGCTCTTAAAATTTTAATAGAAAAGGGATATAAGCATCTTTTTCTTATAGAAGATGATATCTTAATTAAAGATCCTAAAGTATTTCAGCATTATATTAAAGCTGCAAATTCTACTGGCATACATCATCTATGTTTTGAAAAAATAAACAATAATGGTGATACTTTAAAATATACTCTAGAGCAACCAGATGGTGTAAAAATCGGATTTTATAAAAATCCTCAAGGTGCATTTATGTATGTTCATGCTAATCTTATAACTAAATTAGGTTATTTTGATGAAGGATATACTAATGCTTTCGAGCATATAGACTTTGCTTATAACTTAATAAAGAAAAATGTAGCTCCGCCTTTTTGGTATTTTCCGGATTTATTAAATAGTGAAGAATATCTTACGGATATAGAAGGTAGTAATGAAAATTCTTCTATTACTAATAAACCTGGATATAATGAAAATTTAGAAAAATCAGCCATTTACTTTGTTAAAAAATGGGGACATTTTACGAGCAGTATACAAGAACCAAGCCTTAAAGAAGTCTTAGTAAGTTTAATAGAATTACAAACTCACTATAGTAGAAAAAAAATAGTTAATAAAGGCAAAAAATTATCAGTTATAATTCCTTATAGAGATAGAGAATTAGCACTTGAAAACATGGTTCCTTTATTGCAAAAGTATCTTTCTAAACAAGTAGAAGACTTTGAAATAATAATAGTGGAACAAGGTGATAAAAAAGCCTTTAATAAAGGATTATTAAATAATATAGGTTTTACTAAAGCTACTGGTGATTATATTTGTTTTCATGATGTAGATTTAATACCGGAAATTTCAGATTATAGTTATCCAGAAAAGCCGGCTCATCTTAGCAGTCATTGTAGTCAATTCAATTATATTAATATTCCAGATAAAATCATGGGTGGAGTTATAACTTTCTCTAAAGAACATTATGGACAAGTAAATGGTTATAGTAATGAATTTGTGGGATGGGGTAAAGAAGATGATGATCTTTATGAAAGATGTATCAAAGAAAAATTAACACCTTACAAACATCCTTATGGAAAATATTATAGTATTCCACACGAGCACCGTTTAAATAATCCTATAGAAAATGAACTTCATTTAAAAAACGGTGAAAGATTTAGAAATTATGAATCAGGTAAATTAGGAGAAAATTACCATAAAAAAGATGGTGTTTCTAATTGTCTTGAAAAAATAAACAATATAACATTGAAAAATAGTAATAATAATATAAGTCATTACATTGTAAATTAAAATGAGTAAAAAACTTTCTATATTAACTGCAACATTAGAATCAAGAAAACCTGTATTTGAGAATCTAGCAAGAGTCTTAAAAGCTCAATCCAATTCACACATAGAAATGTTAGCTAATTGTGATAACGGTGAAAAGAGTGTAGGAGCTAAAAGAAATGAACTTTTAGAAGCAGCAAAGGGTGATTATGTAGTCTTTATTGATGATGATGATATGATTTCCCCTTTTTATGTTTTTGGGATACTGAATGCTATTCAACAAAGTCCGGATTGTGTAGGAATAGAAGGCATAATAACTTTAAAAGATATAGGACCAAAGAAATTTATTCACTCTTTGCAGTATACAGATTGGTATGAAGAAAATGAAATTTATTATAGATGTCCTAATCATTTAAATCCTATTAAAAGAGAGATAGCTTTAGATGCAAAGTTTCCAGACAAATATTGGCAAGAAGATAAAGATTTTTCTCAAAGATTAAAAGGCAAACTTAAAACAGAAGTTTTTATAAAAGGTCCGATATATTATTATTATCCGTCAACAAATTAATAAAATTATTTTTATAATATGAAAATACTAATAAAATTTCCCACCAGAGGAAGATCAATTAAATTTTTTAATGTTTTAGATCAATATATTTCCAAAGCATCAGATTTATCTCGACTAGCATTTTTAATTTCAATGGATCTTGATGATATTGAAATGAATAATAATATAGTAAGGCAAAAATTTGAAGATTATAAAAAATATATAAAAATTGCCTATTTTTATGGAAACAGCAAAACAAAGATTCAAGCTTGTAATGCTGACATAGATAAGATTAGTGGTTGGGATATTATTATGTTAGCATCAGATGATATGATTCCTATCGAACAGGGATATGATGAAATCATCAGAAAGGATATGAATGATCATTTTAAAGATAGTGATGGTGTTCTTTGGTATAATGATGGAGGGCAAAACAACATTAACACTCTTTCTATTTTAGGGAAAAAATATTATGATAGATTTAATTATATATATCACCCAGATTATATTAGTCTTTGGTGTGATAATGAATTTACAGATGTTTCATTAAAACTCAATAAAGTATATAGATCAAATAAAATAATAATTGAACACCAACATCCAGCTTGGCAAAAAGCAAATTTTGATGAGTTATATATTCGCAATGAATCTTATTTTGGGATAGATCAACAGACTTATACAAAAAGAAAAGAATTAGAATTTCCTGAAATTATTTCTAGAAAAAACGTTTTAATTTATGTAGGAGCTCATGTTGGAAATAGTTTACAGAATTATGTAAATTCATATGATGAAATATATGCATTTGAGGCGAATCCAAATTTTTGTGAACATTTAAAAAATCGCTTTAAAGATAATAAAAATGTAACAATAATAAACGCAGCAATATGTGAAAAACATAATGATTTTATTGATTTTAATATTTCTAAAAATAATGGAGATTCTAGTTCTATATTAAAGGCTAATAAAGAATCTATTTTATATGATTTAATTGAAAGTAATCAAACCATAAAAGTTCCGACAGTAAATTTAAAAAATTTCTTAGAAGAAAATAAAATTAATTATATCAAAACATATATAAGCGATACACAAGGCTACGACCTTGCTATTCTCAAAACATTAAAACCTTTAATTGATAATAAAATGATAGAAGAAATTCAATGCGAGGTAGAAAAAAATGAAAAACCTAGCATTTATGTAAATGAAAACACAGAAACCCAAAATAAAGAAAAAAACTTTGATGAATTTTTAAAAGAAAATTATGTTAAAGTAGCAACTGGATGGGGAAATTTAGAAGATAATAAATTTGAAAGTGTCCCAGAAGAATGGGCAGAATTTGATGCAAAATGGAAACTAAAAAAATAATAACCTTTTGTGTTTATGGAACACATCCTATGTATAGCATAGGAGCATTAAAAAATGCAGAATTAGCGTTAAAATTATTTCCAGATTGGACATGCAGATTTTATATTTTTAAAGAATGTTTTGATTTAATTCCAGAATTAGAAAAATTTCCCAATACAGAAGTTATTTTATGTAAAAGAAAAGGTAGTCACTACTCTATGATGTATAGGTTTTTACCATTTGGAGAAAAGGATATCAGTTATTTTATGTCTAGAGATACAGACTGTAGATTAAGCATAAGAGAAAAAGAAGCAGTGGATCAATGGTTAGAATCTGGGAAGTCTTTTCATATAATGAAAGACCATCCAAAATATCACAGAACACCAGATTATCCTATTTTAGGTGGTATGTTTGGTTCTAAAGGTGGTATAGTTCCGGATATAGAAGACCATATAAAACATTATATCCAACATAACAGTGATATGCATGGTATGGATCAATATTTCTTGCAATATATATACGAAAAATATGCACAATATGATAATATTACCCATGATTGTGATTTTCCGACTCCAAGAAATGTAGAAAGAGATAAAATTTGGTTTGTTGGTCAACCTATAGATGAAAATGATAAATTCTTTGGGCCAGCAGATGAATATATACAATCTTTAAACATTTATTAAACAATAATAAACATGAATAGTAAATCACAAATAAATCAAGATATAATTTTAGATGAACAAATTTTTAATAAAAAAACAAAAGGAACTTTTGTAGAAGTAGGTGCATTGGACGGATTTGGAGCATCTAATACGTGGTTTTTTGAAAAAGAAAGGGATTGGTCTGGTTTATTAATAGAACCAAATCCTATTGAATTTAATAAAATGGATCTACATCCTCGTCCTTTATCATTTAAAGAAAATTGTGCTATCTCTAACGAAGAAAGAGAAGTGGAATTTTTAAGTATTGGAGGTCCTTGTAATGTATTAAGTGGAATAATTGAATTTTATCCACAAGAACATAAAGAAAGAATTAATAGAGAATTAAATCAATATAAAGATTATCCAGTAGGACACGATTTATATTCTACACACAAAAAAATAAAAATAAAAACATTTAAATTACAAACTTTATTAGAAAAATACAATTTATTAAATATTGATTTAGTATCAATTGATGTAGAAGGTGCAGAACTTCAAGTTTTAAATTCTATAAATTTTGAAAAAACAAATATATATTGTTTTTTAATAGAAAAAAATTATAATTCAAACGAAATAGTAAAATTCCTAGGTAATAAAGGATATAAACCCATAAAAACTATAGAGTGGGATATGGTTTTTTTAAAACAATAAATGAAAAGTATAGTTACTGGCGGTAAAGGATTTATTGGTAGTAATTTGGTAAAAAGATTAGTTGATCTTGGAGATACCGTAATCGTTATCGATAATAACAGCTCTAATAATAAAAATAATCATATTGTAGATGGTGCTATATATTATAATTATGATTTAAATAATTTCGATGAGATACTCAGCTGCTTTTATGCAGTAGATAGGTGTTTCCATCTAGCAGCTGACATATCAATAGATTATTGTAATAAATTTCCAAGAGAAAGTGGTTTAAATAATACAAATATTACATTAAATGTTTTGGAAGCTTGTAGAAGAATGGATGTAAAAAAATTTATATTTTCTTCTACTTCAGCAGTATATAAACAATCAAATAACAAATATGTATACAGAGAATTTGATGAAGTTGATCCTTTAAATTTATATTCTGTGTCTAAATTATATGGAGAAAATCTTTGCAAGATTTATTATAATCTTTACGGGATAGAAACAATCTCACTGAGATATTTTAATGTATATGGAAAAAATAATTCTATTAGTCCATACTCTTCAGTGCTTGTTAATTTTTTAAATAATAAAAACCAAGATAAACCTTTATTGATTTATGGAGATGGTACTCAAACACGAGATTTTGTTGATGTAAATGATGTCGTGGACATCAATATAAAAGCATCTTCTACAGAATTAAGTTCTTATGGAGATTGTTATAATGTAGGCACTGGTAATGATATATCAATCAATCAATTAGCTTCTTGGATTTCTGATAAAATTGAATATACAGAAGGAAAAATCGGAGAGCTAAAGCATAGTTGTGCAGATATATCAAAAACGTGTTGTATATTTGGATGGAAAGCAACTAGAACATTAAAAAATTTTTTAATAAAATGAAAGAACTTATTATATATCACCATTTGGGATTAGGAGATCATATAATATGTAATGGACTAGTTCGTGAAATTATAAAAAAAAATCAATTTGAATTCTACAAATTAATTGTTAAAAAACATAATTTACCATCAGTAAAGTTTATGTATGAAGATGTTAAAAATTTATCTTTTTTTATTGTTAATGATGATTCGCAAGCTGATCAAATTATTATAAACAATAATATCCCATGTATTAAAGTTGGATTTAAGTCTCCTCCAGAAAATATAACATGGGATCAACTTTTTTATATAGAAGCTGGTATAGATTTTAATAAAAGATGGGAATCTTTCTATATAAAAAGAAACAAAGAATCTGAAGAAGATCTTTTTAATAAATTAAATCCTAATAAAGAAGATTATGTATTAATACATAATAAAGGGAGTGACGGTATCGATAGAATCAAATACAAATTAATAGATGATAAAATAAAAAAAATTTTTGTAGAAAAACATACAAATATAATGTTTGATTATAGAAAATTAATAGAAAATGCAAAAGAAATTCATTGTATTTCTTCTTCTTTCAAAGATTTTGTAGATAGCCTAGATATAGATATAAAAGTATATTATCATAATATACCCGCAAGACCTGATTCTAATCATAAAATTAAATTAAATTGGATATTAGTATGAAAATAGAAAATTTTACATATGATGAATCTGATATTATTACAACAGATAAATATTTAAAATTTTGTTTAGAAAATAATATATGTTATATAAAAACTGATTATTTTTATACTGGAGTTTTTGATTGGAGAGGTAGTATTCATCCTACTAGAGTAGATAATATTTGTGTAGTTGGGCATTCAGATTATCCCATAACTACTAATATAGCAAAAAAATTTAAAAAAATTTTTTGTATAAATAAAGATAATAAAGAAGATAATTGTTTTGGAATACCACTTGGTATAACCAATAATTCTAACGAATCCAATCTTCATCCGATTTATGGAAATACAAATATTATGTTTGATGTTTTTAATGATAGTAGTTTACAGAAAATTGAGTTATCTTATTTAAACATTAATACATCAACAAATCATTCCGAAAGAAATTTAATTTTTGAAAAATTCTCAAACGAATCGTGGGTAAATAAAGGAACGGTGGACTGTTCTTTAGAAGGTAGAAAAAAATATTTAAAGGATATAAAAAAATCAAAATTTGTGTTTTGTCCAAAGGGAAATGGTATTGATACACACCGACTATGGGAAACACTTTATATGGGTAGTATTCCTATCGTAAGGTATGAAAATGCTCATCATCTTTTTACCGATTTACCAATTTTATTCATAACAAATTGGAATCAAATAGAAAAAAATTTTTTGGAAGAAAAATATACAGAAATTATTCAAAAAGAGTGGAATTTTGAAAAACTTAAAATAAGTTATTGGACGGACTTTATTAAAAATAAAAATTATGACAACCATTGATAAAATTAAAGATAGTGTTTTAACTCTTCCTGTAAAGTACTTTGTTGATATAGGCGCTTCATGTTATACAGAAGCTTCAGAATCTGAATTACTATTTCGTAATGGGTGGGAAGGTTTAATGTTTGAATGCGACCCTGCAAAATTTCCTATACAAGAAGAAAAGTTAAAAAATACTAAAGTTAAAGTTTTAAATACAAAAGTAAATCCCGAAAATATTTTAAAAATTTTAAGAGAAAATAATGTTCCAGACGGGTTTTATCTAACTTTAGATATAGATGGATATGATTTTTTTGTTTTAGATAAAATATTAAGTGAATATAAACCTTCAGTAATAGTAAGTGAAATAAACGAAAAGATTCCAGCCAATATTAAATTTTCAGTAAAATATGATGAAGATTATTTCTGGGATGGTAGTCATTATTTCGGATATTCACTAGGAATGCTAGAAGATATACTTAAAAAATATAATTATAAAATAAAAGTATTAGATTTTAATAATGTTATTTTAATTCCGGGGCAGCAAACGGAAAATCTAATTGATGTTTATAATGATGGTTATCTTAATAGACCCGAAAGACCTAGTATATTCTTTTATAATGCAGATTTTGAGCCTATCTATTCTTTAGATACAGATAAACAAATAGAATTTATTAATAATAAATTTAAACCATTTGTTAATGAAAGGCAAGGTAATAGTGGACATCAACTCGACGGAAAGCCAATAACATATAGAAATTTTATATTAGAAAAAACAAATAACCAATGAGTACAGAAAAATCACATTTAGGAGGATGTATAATATCAAATGATATCGGAACATGGGCTCCACAAGTTTGGGATGCTTTAATAGAAAAGTTTAAAATCAAAAGCATGGTAGATGTTGGTTGTGGTGCGGGACATTCTTTAAAATATTTTATAGATAAAAATATTGAAGGTATAGGTATAGAAGGTTTTATTGATGCTATAGAAAGTTCTCCTGTAAAATCTCACATTAAAATTCATGATTATACGGAAGCTCCTTATATTTTAGAAAAAACATATGATCTAGCTTGGTGTTGTGAATTTGTTGAACATGTAGAAGAACAATATAGTGCTAATTTTATGAAAACCTTTGAAGGTTGTAAATTAGTAGCAATGACACATGCATTACCCGGGCAACCCGGATTTCATCATGTAAATTGCCAAGTAGCTGATTTTTGGATCGATAAGTTTAAGAAAAGTAATTTTTCCTATGAAGAGAGTTTATCTTTAAATTTAAGAAGTTTATTACCTATTTTTGCTTATAGAAATAATAGATTTGAGAATGAACATGGAGAGGTTGGTAAGTTTGAAAATGTTTTAGATCCGTTTTTACCAAACGGTTCGCATGTTAAAAACACTTTAATGGTTTTTAAAAACGAAGCATTAAATGATTAAAATATTAAATAATAATTTAGATCTTTATAGACCAGACAGAAATTCCTATTTAAAATCTTTAGCACATGCTAAAACTTTAAAGGAAAAAGAAATTCCGATGGTTTTTCACTGTTTTTGGAGAGTACCAAAAGATTTTGGAAGAAAACAGCTTGCTGTTTTAAAATCTATAATAGTAAATCATAGAGATGTAGAAATAAATCTTTGGTCTAATGTAGATTTAAGAGAAAACGAATATTTTAAAGAAGTTTCTTCATATGTAAATTTTAAAATATGGGATTTGTTAGAAGAAACCAAAAATACTTTACTAGAAGGTAAAATAAACATTCAAGAAATACAAGATGATCTTTGTTATCTTGAAGGAGATTTGTTCAGACTTTTAGTATTATATAAATATGGTGGATTTTATATAGATATGGATGTATTAGTTTTGAGAAATCTATCTCCTTTATCTGATTTAGAATTTTTATATCAATGGGGTACTTCTGGATTCAATTCAGACGAGCCTTCAATAACAATGAATGGTGCTATAATGAAATTAGATAAAGAATCTTCATTATCTATTGAATTATTACAAAACCTTCTTACTTCTCCTAAAAATAAAAATACAAACATATGGGGAAATCATCTATATAGTAAAGTTTCTGAAAACGACTTAACTGTATTGCCCGGAATTTGGTTTGATTCTGAATGGGGATTTGAAAGAACAAATTTAAATCCATTTAAAAAACAAGAATCTGTAGAATTATTTGATGGTGCATTCGCATGGCATTGGCACAATCGATGGGATGATGAAATAGAAGAAGGGTCTAAATTTTATGTTTTAGAAAAAAAAATTAATGCTAGATTTAATGCTTTATGAAAAAAAATTTAATTTACTATATATGTGATAATGCATATAAAGATATTCTTCAAATAAATTTAAAATGTTTTAATAAAAATAATAACAAAGATATTGATACATGTTGTATTGTACCTAAAGGGTTTCAGTTTTTAGAAAATGATTTAAAACCAACACATATTATAGAAGTTGATAATTTTGATTTTAAATATACAGCTAAATTTATTATAAATAAATTAAATTTAGCATCTAATTATGAAAATTTTCTTTATTTAGATGTAGATGCTATACCAGTTAAATCCCTCGAATCTGTTTTTGAGTGTATAGAAAATCAAAAAAATATTATACACGGAGTTAAAGAAGTAGACTGCCTTAATACTAATATTGGCTATTTTAAATTTAGTGATACAAATTACGATCTTTCTATTAAAGGTTTTAATGCAGGTACTTTTGGATTTAATAAAATTAATTTAAATAGTTTTAATATTTTATTAGAATACATAAATTCAGTAAAAAATAAAGCTGTATGTGATCAACCAATTTTTAATGAATTTTTCTCGTCTTTAAATTTAATACAACCAACACTTTCAGATTTTGTTTATTTAAAAAATATAGGAGGTGCGTGGGATAGTATAAATAAAATTTCAATTAAAGATTCTAGTATAATACATTTTTTAGGTGCTTGTTATACTGGAAAAGATTTAAATTATATAAATAGCATTATATCTGAATTATGAAAACTAGAGAAGAATTATTAACATTAATACCAAAAAATGGCATTGGAGCAGAAATAGGAGTATTTGAAGGAGCATTTAGTGAAATTATATATTCCACAACAGATCCAAAAAAATTATATCTTGTTGATTTATTTGAAGGTCCAATGTGTTCGGGAGACAAAAACGGGGGCAATATGAAGCATATCATTCTTGAAGATGCTTATAAAATTTTAACAGAAAAATACAAAGAAGAAAACCGAATATCTTTTTTTAAAGGAAAAAGCGAAATTTTTTTAAATTCTTTACCAGATAATTATCTAGATTTTATTTATATAGACGGTGATCATTCTTACGAAGGCTGTAAAATAGATTTAAATTTAGCAAAAACAAAGGTTAAAAAAAACGGTATAATAGCAGGTCATGATTATTGTAATATGTTTACTGCTGTTATGAGAGCAGTAGATGAATTTGTATCAAACAATAATTTAACTTTAAATACTACAACAGAAGATATTTGCACAAGTTTTTTAATCATTAATAATTAATTTCCATAGTTGATAAATTATAAAAATACTTTATAATCTATAAACAATGAAAAGAATTATTTTTAAGAAAATACAAATTAAAAATTTTCTTTCTATTGGAGAAAATAAAGTTTCTTTAAATTTTAAATCTGGTATTAATCTTATCACAGGAGAAAACAGGGATAAGGGTGGACGCAATGGTGTAGGAAAGAGTACGTTAGTAGAATCTTTATTCTGGTGTTTATTTGGTAGCACCATGAGGGATATTAAAAAAGATAGGATTATTCACAATCAAGTTAAAAAAGGATGTGAAGTAATATTAAATTTTGATATTAATGATGGAATACAAAATACACAATATACTATTACCAGAACACTAGAACCTTCTTCTGTTAAATTAGAAGTTCATTTAGAAGATCGAGTAGAAGATCGAGTAGAAGATATTTCTTTGTCTTCTATGCCTAAGACAGATGATTATATTAAAGAATTAATAGGTGCCAACGAAGAAGTTTTTCAAAACGCTGTTATCATGACAGCTAATAACACCACACCCTTTATGGGTCAGAAAAAAATAGATAAAAGAAAATTTGTAGAAGGTATTTTAAATTTAGGCATTTTTGGTGAAATATTACTTAAAGTTAGAGCTGATTATAACGATACTAAAAAAGAAAATGATATTGTAGCTAGTAAATTTATTGATCAACAAAAAAATTTAACATTGTATAAAAACCAAGTTAATAAAAATACAGAAAATCGCAACAATAAAATTCTTAATTTAAAAGATAAAATTAAGAACAATCAAGAAAAAATTGATAGAGTATCTAATAATAGCTCTGTAACGTCTAAAATAGACAGCTTAAAACTAAGCATTGAGTCTAAAGAAAAAGATTTAAATGATTTAGAAGAGGGGCATACTAAAATTAAAGATAAAATTTCCGGTGAAAATGGGGTTTTATTACAAATTGATTATGAAATCAAGCAATTAGAAAAACAAAAAGGAGATTTAAAAAAAGGTGCAGCATGCCCTACATGCAAAAGGAAATATGATGAAAGCCTGGATTTAGATAAATGTATTAAAGAAATAGATGATCAAATATCTCCTCTTGAAGATAGTAAACAACCTGTAAAATCCAATTTACAAAAATTAATTTCTAAAGAAAAGTTAATAAACAATGCTATTACTTCCACCAGACTGTCTATTAAAAATCTTAATACAGAAAAATCATCCTTAGAATTGGCTTCTCAAGAATTGAATCAATTACAAGAACGAAATAGAGAAATCGAAGAAGAAATTAATGAATTAAGAAATGAAAAAGATGGGGTATTAGAGCTTATAGATAATATTGAAATAGAAATTATTGAGACAGAAAAGACAATTCAAGAATTGCAAAAGAAATTAAACATTCTTGAAAATGCAAAATATATTGTTTCCGAAGAAGGTGTTAAGACTTATATTATCAAAAAAATGTTAGGCGTCTTAAATGCTAGACTTAATTACTATTTGAATGCCTTGGAAGCGCCCTGTAAATGTGAATTCAATGAAATGTTTGAAGAAATTATTCATAATGATCAAGGTAAAGAATGTTCATATTTTAACTTTAGTGGAGGAGAAAGAAAGAGAATAGATTTAGCTGTGCTGTTTATGTTTCAAGATTTATTAAGAACTCAAACAGGTTCTTCTTTTTCTCTTAGTATGTACGATGAATTATTTGATTCAGCTATTGATGAAAGAGGGGCCAATAAGATAATGGAGATTTTAAACACAAGGGTTGCAGATTATAACGAATCGGTCTATATTATCTCACATAATAAGACCCACATATCTGGAGCCGGTGTAAGCAATATTATTACCCTAGAGAAGCATAACGGTAAAACTCAAATAAAGGAGAGTTGATTAAAATTCTTTTTAATATAATATGATCATATGATTGATATTAATACAGAGACATTATTTTTGTCGGATGATAAAGTTTTTTATACTATTGAAGGTGAAGGTGAATTTGTAGGACAACCTTCAGTGTTTATGCGCATGTCAATGTGTAATTTGACGTGTATTGGATTTGCTTCAGAAGATTCTCCTAATGGATGTGATTCATTTATTTCTTGGACAGTTAAGAATAAAATGACATTTGCTGAAATCTTTCAACTTATGGAAGATAATGGTTATATCAATCATTTAGCACATAATGCTATTCTTAAGCTTACAGGCGGTGAACCGCTTATTCAACAGAAGCAATTAATTAAATTCATTCAAGCATTTATAGAGAAATATAAAATTGTTCCGCGTATTGATTTTGAAACCAATGCTACTTTAATGCCAGATCCAGTTTGGAAAGATGCTTTTAATGCCACTTTTACAACGTCACCTAAACTCCGATCAAACGGGGATCCAGAAGATAAAACCTACAAGCCAGAGGTTCTTAAATGGCATGCAAGAAATGGATCAGGGTTTAAATTTGTTATTAACAAATCAGAAGATATTAATGAAATTTGGGAAAAGTATGTTGACGATAAGCATCATATTAATGCAATTAGAGACCGTATTTGGTTTATGCCTTGCTGTGGTTCTAGAGAAGAGCATATAGAAAAGGCTCCAGTTGTTGCAGAGTATGCTAAAGCAATGCATGTAAATTTTAGTCCTAGATTACACCTTCTTGTTTGGGATAAAGCCCTTAAAGTCTAGTTGATTTTAGATAGTAGATAGATAAATTTAACTATATGGCTTTAAAAATTAAGAATAATGCTTCTCCTGCTTCAAATAGTATTGATACTAGTAATCGTATAGTTTATGAATACAAAGCATTTAGTGCAGGTATACCCAATGCTCCTGCATTACCTCACGGAACACCCAATTTTTCTTATGTAGCAGCCAATCCCATTAGTATGCCATCTCCGCCACCAGTTGAGATGCCAGAAAGTAATTTACCTAGAGCCCTAAATTATTATGCTGATTATGGTGGATGCGGGTTTTGGAGAATGATTTGGCCGGAGCTTAATTTAAATCAATATCAGAAAGCCTGTATTTCAGGTCTTACATGCATGGTATTGGATCTTAGATTTTATCAAGGCATTAAGGCTATTAGAATGCAAAGACAAGCAACTCCAGTTCAGAGAGAGTTTATTAGAGAACTTACGAGAGTTAAAAAGGATATGGGTTTTCGCATGATTTATGAAGTAGACGATATAGTTTTTAAAGATGATATTCCAGATTATAATCGTTGTAAAGAAGCTTTTGTAAGTCAAGATATTATCTCTAGTATTCTAGATATTATGAGTATGATGGATGAAATATCCGTCACTTGTCAATATATGAAAGATTATTATATAGATAAGACAGGCAATAAAAATATCACAGTTATTCCAAATTATGCGCCTAAATCTTGGCTTGATCGCTACTACAATAGAAATCGAATTATAGAGCTTTTTGAAAAAAATAAAAAGCGTCCTCGCGTTCTTTATGCAGGTTCTGGCACACATATAGATGTAGTCAATAAAACTGGAATGAAGGATGATTTTGAGCATGTAGTACAAGATATTATTAAAGCTCGCAAGAAATTTAAATTTGTTTGGAAGGGATGTTTCCCTCTTGCTGTTAAACCTTATATTGATAATGGTGAAATGGAATACCTAGAATGGTCTCCTCTTCCGGATTTACCTCAAGCATTGTATGACACAGACTGTAATGTTTCATTTGCACCTCTCCAAGATAATGTTTTTAATAAATCTAAGAGCAATATTAAAATGATTGAAGCCGGAGCTTTTGGTATGCCAGGCGCTTATCAAGATATTTGCACATATGAGGGTGCAGATTTTTCATTCAAAAACGGATCAGATCTTATTCAGCAATTAGAATATCTCACATCAGATTTTGATCGATATATGAAATTCTCAGATAAGTCTCGTAAATTTACAGAAGGTCTTTGGTTAGAAGATCATTTAGATGAATATGAGGCTTTGTATTTTACAGATTTTGGATCTAAAGAAAGAAATGAAAAGAGCCCAACTCTTATAGCAAATAACTTGGATCAAAAGGTGTAAATTATTTTGTTGGTTTTCCTAATGTTTTATCATACTATTAATGTATGAGTAATACATTAGACCTTCGTCAAAATAAAAAAGTGTCCATGAATAGACAGCCTTTGCAGGAGTCTCCCTTTTTCTCTACAAGAGGTGTAAATGTAAAATGGCCTACTTTGAGAAAGGTTTATATGAATGATAATAATGTCAAAGTTCTTAAAGAGCATGTGACTACTAAAGGACGTTCTATTATCTTTCTAGACGGAGAATATATTACCAAATTAAATAGATATGTAGGCAAAGCTCCAGAAGAAAGAGCTGTATTTTTTGAATATATGGTTAAAGACAAAGAGCTTAAAGGTGCTATTTTTCTTCTTTGTTGGATTGGTAATTTTCACAATGGTTGTATTTTTCATGCAGCACCACAATATCCACAGATGAATTGTTGGATTGATACCTTAGGTTTTGTGAAAGCTACAAATTTCTTCGAGCGTAAAGCCTTTGATTTGTATAAAAAGGTTTCAGATATCCTCCACGAAGGTAATCCTATTATTGATGATGAAGTAAAAGAATTCATTGAAAATGGTATTAAGGTAGTATAATATCTTAATATGGCATGGAGAAATATTTTTTATGATGGAAGACAAGGAGTTATTCATCTTTGGACTTGGGATGAAAAAGGTAATCGCATTAAGCTTGTGGCTGATTACGAACCTCATCTTTATATTGAGTCTTCATCAGCTCATGATGCTACTTCGATCTTTAACACACCGTTAAAGAAAGTTACATTTAAAAATCAGTTTGATAGGAGTAAATTTGTCAATGAGACACCTATTAAAAGATTATTTAATAATCTTAGTTGCGAACAGGATTTTCTTCTTTCAACTTATAAAGATGAAATTCACAAATTAGACTTTGGTCAGCATCCGTTAAAGGTTTACTTTTTGGATATAGAAACCTATTCTCCTAATGAATTTCCGGTTCCAGAATTAGCTAAGGATCCTATTAATCTTATTACTCTTTATGATTCTATAAACAATCATTATTATTCTTGGGGGCAGAAACCTTATAAACCTAAAGAAAAAAATATAACCTATTTTTGCCATTCAAGAGAAACAGAAATGCTTCAAGCATTTTTAGAATTTTGGGAGAAAGATCCTCCAGATATGCTTTGTACTTGGAATGGAGAAGGATTTGATATTCCTTATATCATGAATAGATTACATAATCTATTTGGAGAAGAAGATGCAGCTAGACTTTCACCGGTAAATTCTCTCTATTATAGAGAGAATGTGGCCATGAATAAATTTGGTAAAATGATCAATCGTTGGTACATCCGAGGTGTGAGTAACATTGATTACATGGAAGTTTATAAAACCTTTTCAAGAGGTGATAGAGAATCTTATTCTCTTAATTATGTAGGTGAATATGAATTAAAAGAAGGAAAGATTGATACAGGTGGATCCAATCTTGCCCAATTATCAATTGATAATTGGGAGTTGTTTGTTGATTATAATATTCAGGACGTAAGAATTTTAGTTAAGCTTGATGAAAAATTAAAATTTATTAAATTGATTCGTACTCTTTCTTATAAAGGTTTTATTCCTTTTGAACAGGCCATGGGCAAAGTATCCATGATTACCGGAGCTGTAGCACATCAAGCCTTTATACAGGGATATAAAATACCAACTTTTAAAAATGAAGGAGAACGAGATGAATATGTTGGAGGATATGTGCATGAACCGGAACGCGGTTTGAGTAAATCTGTTGTAAGTTATGATGCAAATAGTCTATATCCCAACACTATCATTACTCTTAATATATCTCCAGAGACAAAAATAGGCAAAATAACCACTATAGAAGATAAACAATATACTATTAAATTAGCCAATGAAAAAACCGTAACTCTTTCAGAAGAGAAATTTAATAGACTTGTACAAAAAGAAAATCTTTCTATATCAAAATATAACGTATTATATACACAAAAGTTTAAAGGAGTCATTCCTAATCTGATTGATCGCTTATATAAAGAGCGTGTCGAGGCTAAGAATGAAATGATTAAAAGAGAGAAATTGATACGTTCTATTAAAGATAAAGATGAAAAAAATAAAATAGAACAAGAAATTCTTAATTTAGATACACAACAAAATGTTTATAAACTTGTATTGAATTCCATCTATGGAGTATTTGCTCAAAAATATTCACCATTATTTGATATAGATCATTCAGCTAGTATTACGTTAACGGGTCAGTCTGTAGTTAAACAAGCAGCTGAGATCGTTTATGAATATGCCTTAAAGAAAGGTTGCAAAGTTGATAAAGAAAAAATATATCTTTATGGTGACACTGATTCAGCATATTTCTCCATACAACCTATTCTTACACATTTAAATATAAAACTTGTTGAAGATGGTAAATTGACAGATGAAGCAAGGGAAATAACAAAAGAAATTGATACCTATCTCAATACAGAAATTCTAGTTTGGGCTAGAGAACAATTAAAATCTTCAGATCCTAGATTTGTATTTAAACAAGAAACCATTTGTGACGTGGGTCTCTTCATGGAAAAGAAAAGGTATATACTCCATATTTTAGATAAAGAAGGTTATATACCGAAAGACCCTTTTAAATATGTAGGTGTTGAAGTAGCTCGTTCATCTATATCAGATACTGTTAAAAAATTAATTAAAAATGTTATTGAATTAGCAATGCTTTCAGAGGATAAAAAGAAGTCTAATGAAATTTTTAGAGAATCTTATAACAAATTTAAAGAAATGAAAGCTGAAGAGCTTTCTATTAGAAGTAAAATTTCAGATTTAGAAAAACAAGAAGCTAAAATGGATGATTTTGGCAAGATTGGTAAAGGAACTCCTATTCATGCCAAGGCAGCTATTCATTATAATCACTTATTAAAGCATTATAAGATTGACCATTTGCATGAATCTATTACAAGCGGTATGAAAATGAAATATTTTTATGCATCTAAAAATCCATTTAATTATAAAGTAATGGCATTTATAGATTTATACCCAGATGAACTCAACGAGCACATCAAAATTAATCACCAAATGATGTTCGATAAGATGGTTGCACCTCCTATTCAAAGAGTTTATGAGTGTATCGGATGGGATATACCAGCTTTAGGCACAGAAGTTCAAACAGATTTGTTTGATTTATTTTCTTAATAGAGTATAATAATTGAAATATATGTTAGTAGCACACGAAGCACCATTAAAAATAATGGAAAGAGTCAGAGGATTAACCGATTATGACTATGCATTAGTTCATTTATTGGAAGAAAATAAAGAATATAGAGATTTTTTCTTTAAATCAAAAAAGTTAGGACGCAAAATTATTTTAGATAATAGTCTTTATGAACTTGGTGAAGCTTATAACCATGATAAATTTATTAATTGGCTCTATGAATTAGAGCCGGATGAGTATATAATACCAGATGTTTTTCAGAATTATGAAGCAAATATTAAGAGTTTTGAAGAGTTCCTAGTAAAATTTGATAGAGGAACTTTCCGCGGAAAGGCTATAGGAGTTATCCAAGGAAAAAATTACCAGGAATTAAAGGATTCCTATTTATTCATGAGAGAACATGCAGATAAAATAGCTATTAGCTTTGGTTATGATTATTTTTGGCAGCAAGCTTTAGAAAAAATGGACAGAGATGTTTTCACAGCTATTACTTCTAGTCCTCTTAATAATGAAAAAAGAATAAAAGAAGTGTGGAAACCAACTGCTTATTCAGTTTTTAGACCTATTCTTTTACAACAATTTATTGAAGATGGTATTATAGATTATACCAAACCACATCATTTACTTGGATGTGGTTTGCCGACTGAATTTATAAATTATAAAGGAGAACTTTATTCTTTTATAGAAACAATTGATACCTCACATCCAGTATTAATGGGATATAATCTTAAGAGTTATGAAAATAATGTTAATTTAGAACATAAAATTACAGAGAAGATGGTAGATATTTTTGAAAATGAAATATCAGATTCTCAATTAGAATATGTAGAAGAGAATATTAATCTTTTTAAAGAGATCCTTTTATGCAAGTAAGAATAGTTGGTATTACAGAACCTATAATAGAAGGTGTTTTATCACCAGAAGATTTTGTGGTTTATTGTGCAAGGGTATCCAACCCTTCTAATCAATTAAATACACAGACAGCACCTAAATTATTAAAATATTTAATTGAACATAAACACTGGTCTCCATATGAAATGGTTAGTGTTACAGTTGAAATTAAAACATCCAGAGCTATAGCAGCTCAAATTCTTCGTCACAGAAGTTTTTCTTTTCAAGAATTTAGTCAAAGATATAGTCCTGTTACAGATTTTGAACCTTTTGAATTGAGAATACAATCTGAAAAAAATAGACAATCCAGCACAGATACTCTTCCACTGGGCGAAGAAGATTTAAAATTAATACAAAATCATTTAATAGAATCTGCTAAATTATATGATAATCTCTTAGAAAGAGGAGCTGCGAGAGAAACCGCTAGAATGATTTTACCTCTTTGTACACAAACTACTTTATATATGAGTGGTACTTTAAGATCTTGGATACATTATTTAGATTTAAGAACTAAAGAAGATACGCAAAAAGAACATAGAGAAATAGCATTAGCTATTAGAAATATTTTTGCAGAAATCTTTCCAAATACTTCAGAAGCTTTGCAATGGAATCCGTTGCCTATAAAAGAAACCAAGTAAATAATATTTTATGAGCGAAACAACAACAACAAACCTAACAACCATCCTAGACACAGTTGGCCGCACCCTTTTGGGTGAAGTCGTTGCTGATCAGACCACTGACAGTGTTCTTGCCTTGAAGAATCCAGTTGTACTTAATGTAGTACCACAGGATCAATCCGGTAGAATGTCTGTTCAGTTGCTTCCAATCTTTTTCAGGGAGTTCCTTCCTGATAAGACGGATGATGTCACCTTCTTCTACAAGAAGGCTAACATTACAGAGACCAGTATTGAAGCTATTGATTTCCGACTTCAGGCACAATACAGCCAGATGTTTAATAAGAGTAACATCTTTGTTCCACCTTCTGAACCAGCTTCCCCTGGTGGTAAGGGCGGAGTGATTAATCTTTTTGATGAGTAAAAAAGATCTAGTTTAACACTTTAAAGCTCAATTTGTCATTGACAAGTTGAGCTTTTTTGTTATTATATATTATATGGCATACAAAAAGAAAACAGATACAGAAGAAGTAACCGGTGGCACTATTGAAGATGCCTTTAAGGTTTTAGAGGATTTAAATCCTGAAGCAGCATATCTTGATAAAAATAGTCTTTCAACTGTAAAAGATTGGATTGACACTGGAAGTTATGCTTTAAATGCAATTATTTCAGGTTCACTTTATGGTGGAATTCCTATGGGAAGATTGACTGGATTTATTGGGCCAGAATCTTGTGGTAAGACTCTTATGTGTAATAAAGTAATGGCTAATGCACAATTTATGAAAGGTATGCATGTTGCATATTTTGATACAGAAGGTGCATTGGATGAAGCAACAGCTTCACGTTTAGGATGTGATTCTTCTAAAATCAAACACGTTCCAAGCGAGATAACAGAAAATTGTCGCAATCAAATTGTTAAATTTTTAGACAATGTTATACAAAAAGGTTTACAAGGTAAGGTACTTATTGTTATTGATTCTTTAGGTAATCTTATTACAACCCAAGAAAAGAAAAAGATTGATGAAGGTTCTGACACTCCAGACATGGGAAACAGAGCCAAGGCTTTAAAGAGTATGATGAGGGCTATTACACATTCAGCTGCTAAGGCTAATTGTCCAGTAGTTTTTACTAATCATATCTATGAGGATCCTTCCCAGCTTCATCCTTCAGCTATCAAAAAACAAGCAGGAGGATCTGGACCTCTATATATGGCATCAGTTATTGTTCAAATGGCTAAGAAGGCAGAAAGGTCAAGCGATAGTAAAAATAAAGATGCTAATACAGACGTTACTCCTTTATCCAAAGATATTAATGGATTGACTCTTAGAGCTCTTACTACTAAAAATCGATTTGTTCCTCCTTATTTAGAAACAGAAATGTATTTGAATTTTAGAACGGGTCTTAACAAATATTCCGGTCTACTTGAAATGTGTGAAGGATACGGTGTCTTGGAGAAAGTGGGTCACCGACATTCTTTTAATGGAGAAATATTAGGCTTCTTCAAAGATTGGAAGGATGATGAAGAAGTTTGGAATAAAATTCTTCCATCTTTAGAAGAAAAACTTAAGACCCAACTTTGTTTTAATAATGCTTCTATAACAGAAGAAGTAGATATTGAAGACGATTTTTTATCAGAGGAAAATAATAACGAAGAAAATGAGTAATTATACATCAACAAAAGTAATAGAATTAGGATCATGTGCTTTTAGACAATACGGAGCACAACATAGTCATTGTCAATATGTACATGGATATCAACTCAAAGCCAAATTTTGGTTTGGTTGCAAAGAATTAGATTTTCGTAATTGGGCGGTAGATTTCGGGGGTCTTAAACCTCTTAAAGATATATTACAAAATCAATTTGATCATACGCTTTGTGTTGCAGCAGATGATCCTTGTCTTGATCTTTGGAAGCAACTTGAAGAAAGGGGAGCTGCAGTTTTAAGAATCATGCCAGAAGGTGTTGGTATAGAAAGAGCAGCAGAATGGTGTTTTAAAACAGCATCGGATTTTATTAAAGAGCAATACGGTGACAGATGTTGGGTAGACAAGGTTGAGGTATTTGAACACGAAAATAATTCAGCAATTTATTCTAAAGAAGATATTTCTTTAAAAATACATCCATCCGTGACCTCCCAAACATCTTCACCTATAATTAGTAATAGACCAGGAGTATAAAATTATGACATACAAACAATTAAGAGACGAATTAAATAAAATGAACCCAGATCAATTGGAAGAAGATATTAATATTCAGCATTTGAATAATATTATCCATAAACCAGCGCCGAAAGCAGCATCTGTGGGGAATAATACTACAAATGGATTTTCAAATCTTTTTGGTGGCACTAGTTGGGGTCGTTAATTTCTATTTGAGTGATTAAATCATTACCTATAGATTATGATCTTTTTGAGAAGATCATGATATACAATTCTTTGGTTGATCCAATATACTTGGAAAGTATTATTGAACATGCCAAACCGTCTTATTTTGAGAATAAGAATATAAGAACTGTATTTGAATCTTTAGCTAATTTTTATTCAACTTATAATAAAATACCAAATATTACAGAACTTAAAGTTCATTTAATAGAGCCAGAAAAAAGAGACGCATTAAAAAGTGTAGCTTTAAGCTTTACAGATATTGATAAAAATTACGATAAAGAAGTATTATTAGTTAACACAGAAAAATTTCTTAAAGAAAAGGCTGTATATAATACAGTTCTTAAAACATCCGTAGATGTACAATCTGGCACTATTAATTCTTCTCAAATTTTAGAAGATTTTGAAAAGGCATGTAGTATTTCATTGGTAGAAAGCTTTGGATTAGATTATCTAGAGCAAATTGATAAGCATTGCGAAGATCTCCAGAAGGTATTTAAAACTATTCCTTCTGGTTGGAAATGGTTAGATGATAAAATTGGTGGTGGTTTTATGGCAGAAGGTAGAGCACTTTATGTATTTTATGGAGTCACCAATGTCGGTAAATCTATTTTCTTAGGTAATATTGCTACAAACATTCTTAGTCAAAATAAAACCGTTGTCCTTATTACTTTGGAAATGGCAGAGCAGGTTTATGCTAAACGCATTAGTTCCTCATTGTCTCGCATTGCTATGAATGATTTGCCTATGCAAATTGATCCTCTTAAAGACTCACTTAATGCTTATAAATTAAGACATCAAGATGCTAAGCTTATTATTAAAGAATTTCCTCCCAAAGCCATTACTCCTATTCAAATCAAAGCATTCTTAGAGAGATTGGTTAAGAAAGGTATTAAACCAGATGCTATCGTATTAGATTATTTAAATCTAGTGGCGCCACCAGAAAGAGGAACTAATTCTTACGAGGCAATCAAACATATTACAGAACAGATTAGAGCATTGTCTTATTATTTTTCCTGTCCGGTTATTTCTGCAACACAGGCTAATAGGTCGGCATATGATCAAAATAATCCAGGATTGGAAACAGTATCTGAATCTATGGGTCTTGCTCATACTGCAGATGCTCAATTCTCTATTTGGACGGAAGAAGAAGATTTTGAATTAGGTATTATTCATTTGGGTATTACAAAAAACCGCTTCGGGCCTAGAGAATGTCATACGGTTTTAGAAATTGACTATCCTACACTTACTCTTAGAGACCCAGACAGCGTAGCACAATCATTTAATTCTCAAAGGAGAAATATACCAGGATCTATTAGTGGTGGTATTCAAAGTATAGCAGACACACTTAATCTTATAGAGAATTTAGATGATGAGGGGTGAAAGTTTGTGACATACTATTAAATAATGAATATGTCAAAATGCTATCATGTTTTTACGCACAATGATTTAGATGGAGCAGTAAGCCTTTTAGCATTAATGTGGTCAAGACCAGATGCTACGTTTCATTATTTTCCTTTAAATAATTTAGAGATAATAGATAAAATCAAGGAACATTATTCTAATACTCATAATAATCCTACCACTTTTGTTTTAGATTTAGCTTTAAGAGATGAATTTATACCTCTTTTAGATAAAGAAAATGTAACCTTTATAGATCATCATAAATCTTCAGAAAGGTTTGCTAATAAATTTAAAAAAGCCAAAGTTTTATATAAAGAATATTCTTCTAATGCTCTTTTAACTAGAAAATTGTTTGCACAATCTTCACCAGAATTGAATGATATGCAAAAAATGCTAATATTATTAGCTGATGATTTTGATTCTTATAATCTTAAATTCCCATCTTCTTACGATTTAAATATTCTTTTTTGGTCTCAATATAGAAATAAATTTTCAGAATTTATTAAAGACTACATGAATGGTTACAAACCATTTACCCCAGAACAAAAAAGAGCTATTAATTTTATTAAAAAGGAAGCGATTGATGAAGCCAATAAAGTGCCTATTTTTTCCGGTGAATTAAATATTGTAAATAAAAAGAAAAAAATATGCGCAGGGTTGGTGGATAGAATAGTACCTCAAGTAATGGATATTCTTATTCAAAAACATAAACCAGATATATTTTTCTTTATTAATACAAAAACAGAAAAAGTTTCTATAAGACAATGTACTAAAGAAGATCCTGTAGATGTAGGGGCTTTTGCAGAAAAAATTTGTGAAGGAGGTGGTCATGAATTCGCAGCTGGTGGTAAAATAACTCCTCTCTTTATGGAAATTACAAAAAATTTAAAACCTTTATGATTATTACTTCTTCGCAACAGATAGAAGAAAGTTCAAACCCTTCAGACGTATTTGATCTTTCAGAATTTGAAGATATTACTATGAAATTTGCTTCTTTTGTCTGTATAGCTAAAGGCAAAAAATTTAATTATTTGAATTTCCTTAAATTTTTAATAGAAGATAAAAGAACACAAAAGTTATATTTTGAAATATTAGGAGACTATAGTTTACAAAATATTATGCGTGCCTATTTAGGAAGTACTCCTAATATATATAAAAAGATTTTCCGATCCAAACACAACAAAAAAAAGAAACCCATTGAATCAACTGAATAAAACAGAGCAAGCCATTTACAATTGTTATTTAAAACATTCTCGTAATGGTTTACCTTACCAACCAAGAAAAGATTTTTCAGATATATCCTCAGAGAACGTAGTTCTTATAAAGAGGATGTATAATTTTTTTAGAAAATTTTCTCACATCAAATGGGATGATTTTTTTGGTGCACCTCGCGGTCTTCACCCGGATGAAAAATGTCCGCCACTTAAATTCTTTACTACTAGAGCGGCTATTAGAGCTTACAGTCTTTATCAACAACAGCTGGAAGATCAATCACCAGAAAAACAATTTGATAAAATTAAAGAAAGTCTTAGATTTATTGCTATGTTCTGTATTAAGAACAGGATACATCTTGATCAATATTTAAGTTTTAAAATAGGAAGAATGCCTATATGGACACAACATTATAGAGAGCATTTAATTAATCCATATAGTATAATGGAATTAAATGGTTCAACTAATATTTTAAATATGTCAGAAGATGAACAAGCTATTTGGGCACCCAATTTATCTAATACTATAAATGCTATTCGTACTAGATATCACAATTCACCTAAAGCAAAATCTTTAATAAGAGAAGCTACAAAAAAAATTAAAATTTTTATTATAGAAGAGTTGAAAAATATTAAGACTCCATATAATATTAAACAAACAACCGAAAACCAAACCAAACAAACATATGAAATACAACACTAACCTATTCGAGTCTATTAAAGAGGCTCTCAACAAGAAGTCATCCAATACCGAAAGCGGATTCAGAGACTTTATGAAGCTGGAGATTGGTAATACCTATTTGGTACGCCTTATTCCTAATATTGAAGCTCCAGAGCGCACCCTTTATCATTACTATCATCATCTTTGGAAGAGTGTAGTAACTAATCAGCTTGTCTCTTGTACTTGTCCTACAACCTATGGAGAGCGTTGTCCTATTGATGAATATCGTTCTAAGGTTTATCGCACCAATAACGAGGCAGAGATCAAGCGTATTTCTCCTATTAAGCGCAATGAGAATTGGCTCGCCAATGTCTATGTAATTAAGGATCCAACCAATCCAGAGAATCAGGGTCAGGTTAAGATTCTCCGTTACGGTAAGCAGCTTGCTAAGATTATTACTGATGCCATCAGCGGTGATGATTCGGATGACCTCGGGGCAAAGATTTTCGATCTATCCGAAAAAGGATGCAATCTTCGCATCAAGGTGGAAGAAAATGAGGGTGGTTATCCTACCTATGTTAGTTCCAAATTTGTTGCTCCTTCTCCTCTTGAGGGAGCGCAGGATATTGAAGAGATTTATAAGGCCTTTAAGCCTCTTGACAATATCTTTGAGCATAAGACACCAGAAGATATTACTAAGCTTCTTAATGTCCATTTTCACGGAAATGAAGAAGTCTCTGCTCCTAAGGTAGATATTCAGGAAGAGGAAGAGGAAACCTATATAGCTCCAGTATCAACAAACACCGTTGCTTCTTCTACAGTTGTAGAGGATAATAACGAAGTCCTATCAGATCAAAATGATCGTATCCAAGATATTCTCAAAGATCTGTAATTCAATTAAACAACAAACAAACAAATATATGCCAAGAATAAAGACAAACGACGACATTCCAGATATTCAAAATACGCTGGATGGTTTCCCTAAGAAGTATATTCCTAAAGTTGGTTCTAGGAATATTGTAGTTCCTATGGAGATTATTAGACAAGATGGAACCATTAACCCCACCAAGGCAATCATCAGTATGTACACTGACCTTACACCTGAGGTCAAAGGTACAAACATGAGTCGCTATCGTATCCTGGTTGAAGAGGTTCTTGCTAATAAGACCCATCGCATTGATCAGGTTATGGATCTTCTCCTTGATGAATGTAAGAATCGTCTGAAGTCTCAGAATGCTTACATCAAGATCAAGTTTGATTATTTCATGATTAAGGAAGCTCCGGTTTCTAAAGTTAAGTCTCACATGGATTATCAGGGATCCTTTGAAGGACGTCTTATTAACGGTGAGAAGAAGTTTTATCTTCACGCCAATGTTCTTTATGCTTCCCTCTGCCCTTGCTCTAAAGAGATCAGTGATTATGGAGCCCATAATCAGCAGTCTTATGCGGATGTTACCGTTGAGATCAATCATCCAGGCACAGAAGGCAAGGATGTTTATTGGTTCGAAGAGCTTGTTGGTGCAGTTGAGAGAAGCAGCTCTGCACCCATTGTCAATGCTCTTAAGAGGGTTGACGAAGCATATCAGACGGAACTTATGTATGAGAATCCAGTCTTTGTTGAAGATATGGTGCGTAAGGTTGCAGTTGAGTTAGACAAGGATCTTGATGGTCGCATTAAGGATTATCTTGTAATTGTCAATCACTACGAGTCCATTCACTCTTCGATTGCAGTTTCGGTTACACATGCCGGTAGAGACTTAAAGTAATATGAATCCACAGCAACAAGTCTTTGAAGCGGCAATGTTAGCAAGAATGGTTGGTACACATCTTAATGGTGTGGATAATATGACTGTTGAGAGAAGTAATAATCAGGCTAATAAAATTGATATGCAAAGGTTTGTTGCACCTTTAATGGGTGGACAGGTGACCCAAAATTCACCTGTTCCTGTGGATTTAAGAATGGAAAAAGCAGTTAGAGACGCAGAGCTTCTGGCACTTCAACAGGTGCCAGATACCTCTGCTGGCTCTCCTGTAAGCTCTCCAATTTTTAATAATCCTATTATTCCGCAATCAATTGTACAAATTCCAGGAAGTTCACAAGTAGAAAATAATAATGTCTCTGTTTCAAAAGAAGATATTCAAGCCATTAGATCCCAATTAGAAAGAACTAATGCTACTTTGACTAAGATGTCGGGTATGCTTGGTAAAGTATTTGCTTCCTTTACAGAAAAGAATAAAAACAATCAACTAGACTAATTAAGTGTCAGAAATACACATTCCACTTCCTAAGAGCTTCTTAGAGAAGATTCTTAAACCAGTCAATAGACTCACAGAAAGCTGTGTCCTTAAAGCTGATAAGGATAGTTTATATTCTATATGTTCTTCTTCGGATAAGACGGTTATTCTTTACGCAAAAGCTAAATTACCTTTTGTATTAAATGACTCGATAAGATTAAATTTAATCAGTATTAAAAAGTTAATATCAGGTTTAGAGTGTCTCGGAGATGACGGGGAATTTTCCATTGAATATAATATTAATAATATTAAATGTGAAGTTAAGACATCAGATGGAGAAAAAACATTTTTTAAATATCATTTAGTAGACGATAGTGTTATTAGAGAAACAGCCGTTAATTTAGAAAAAATGTCTCAATTAAAATTTGATACAGAATTTATTCTTACTACTAGTAAAATTCGTCAAATAATGGCAGGATATGCTTTTGCTTCAGATCTTACTAAGATATATTTTTATTCTAAAGAAAACAAGGTTTACGCTGAAATTAATGACCGTACATTACAAAATGTTGACAACATGACTTTAATTGTGGCTGACAATGTAGAAGGATCGGCAATTGTGGATGCTCTTCCTGTTAATACAGAAGTTTTTAAAAATCTTGCTTCTTGCAAAACTGATATTAAAGTAAAAATTAATAATCAGTATAAAGTTTTCATCTTTCAAAATAAGGAAGATGATGATGTAGAATTGAAATATATCGTTTCAGCTCTAGTAAAATAAACCAAACACATTAATTAAATAAAATATATGGCAAAGAATAAAATAACAACATGCAGTTACTTCATTAAGAGACTGAGAGACAGTGGATATGTAGCCGATAAGCTTTTTAGCGATTTTGGTTATCAGGACCCTCGCTCTTGGACTGTTATTGTAGATCCCCAGGTAGCATCTATATTCATTACGTGTTATAACAATCATAATGATATTGGCGAAGAGTATTTTGAAATGCATGATGGAGGACAATATATTCCAGAAAATTTCAAGATTAAGACCAGTTCCATTGAGGTTATTGTAGAGTACTTGAACAAGTTTGGTATTACTAATAAGTCCTCGACTTATGCAGGAGCCTAATAAAAAGGGCAAGAAAAATAAAAAGAAGGAACTGTCTTTAGAGGCAGTTCCTTCTCTTTCTTCAGTTAAGGTTCAGACAAAAGAACCTATGTCTTTAGAAGACATAAAAATTAATTTATTCAATTCTATTAATAATGCAGAATTAGAAAAGGGTTTGGATAAATGGTCTAAACAAAAAGATTTTGATGATAAAATAGCTGTTAGGGATTTATCTATTTTAAAAAATACTGCAACAGAATATTTGGATACCTTTATGATATTTGGATATAATACAGAAGGTGAAAGAATTGTAATTCAGTATTATAAATCCCCTAGAGATAGGGATGCCATTATGGAATTTCTTAAAACTATCTTTATTCAGCAACAGCAAAATAACCTTTTAGACTAATTAAATATATGTCAATTTATACGTCCTGGCCTTCTTTAACAGCTGATAAACTTTATTATGATGGTAAGCAATTTATTGCGGATTTAGCTGCAGCTTCTTTAGATCCGACATTTGAAGGAAAGATTAAAGGAGATGGATCACTTTCACAAAAATCTTTAGATCAATTAAAATTTGATCCAGCAGTATTTAATAATATTACAGATGGTAGATTTTCTTTAGGTTCTGTTTTATCGGCTATTTATACAGAATTTATTCCTAGATTACAAGCAAGAAGAGAAATTGCAGATGCAGGGGGTTGTCAAATAATAAATGATTATATTTGTGATGCTGAGGGTGTGCCTATTATAAAGGCTACAACAAATTGTGCTAATGTTACAAATACAGCAAGGATAGAATCAGGCGAGGTTGTTGATAGAATATATAAACTATATCAATCTTCTTTACAGACACATGCAAATGATTTTTTAAATTTTTTAAAAATAAAATATTCTGGATGGACTGTTCAGTTATTAGTGCTGCCGCAGAGTTATATGTTTATTGTTAATTTAACAAAGACAAATGAAAATGATGTCAGTATAAAATATTATTATGATCAAGCAGATTATATTTCATCACAACTAGGCGTATCATTAACACCTTTTACCATGCCCGGAGATACTACAGCCGGTGTTTCATTGACTTCAATTTCAATGAATATGATAACAGCAATGACATCGCCAATTTTAAATTATGCCAATCCGGGTGAATTAGTTTCTCCCCCTACTTCAGTAACTTTGGATCCTAAATCAATAGATTATTTGTCATCGTCTTTAATAGAGCCTTTATCAAATTATTCCTTTTTGTCTAAATATTTGCCAGTTGAAAATAATACTAGTGAAACAACTAATGTTATTTTACCTAGCACAAAAGTACTTTAACTTTCAATCGGAGTACAATCTACACCAGATAATGTTTGAGCCGGTGTAAAGTAACCAGTGTTTGGATCAATACTGCCACCTGATGGTAAATTATTGAGGGTCCACGTTGAAATTGGGAATGGATAAATAGAACCATCTGAATTTCTCTTGGTTGTTGTTTGTACTGTATTAGTTCCGTTATAGGCATCCTCAGAATTGATTCCATATCTTTGATTACGAATCTTAGCAAAGAGTCCACCTCCACCACAACCACCAGACCAAGCCTTGGGTCCGGGTCTAGGATATTGTGTAGCAGTAGGTGCAGGAGTAGGTGCAGGGTTACCAGCTACTCTATGATTACCAACACCTAAATGTTCAGTGTGCATAATTCCAGCCGGTGCATCATATTCATGATCATGATCATGACCTGCAAGAGTGTGATTATGTCTCCAATTCCAAACACCGCCCACAGGAGGTACACAAAAAACTGGACCAACTGGACAAATTCCTATAGCAAAACCAGTAGGTAATATTTCTACCACCGTGTCCATCATTATTATATTAAACATTTCCATAGCCAAACTAAGCAACCCTGCTTCAGTTTCCAATAACAAACCTACACCATACTTTAATACAAGATCTTTAGCAAAATTTGACATATTCAAAGCTGCTCCAAAAAATTGCCAATTTGCACCTTCGGATGCCCATTTAGATGTTGATGCTAAATCTGTAGGCACAGCCATGGTAGGATATGTAAAATGTGTACAGGTCAAACCTCCGTCAATAGTCACATGACCATTGAAACTAGCATCACCATTAACATTAAAGGCTCCTCGAGCATAGGTATATTTTGAATCAATACAAACACCAGAATCTCCAGAACCATCATCCGCTGATATATAAACCATTTTTCCTCCAATAGTAGTAAGATTGCCACTAGTAAGAGATACTTCTCCTTGAGAACCATTAATATGGACTGAACCAGCTCTTATGGTTACTTCTCCGGTAGAAAGAATATCCGCTCCAGCGTTTCCAGCAGTGAGAGAAAATTTATTTTCTACGTTAAAAGTTAAATTACCAAAAGGGAGATGTGGAGGTGGTTGATAAACTACTTGCTTAGGATTGCCTTCTGTAGTCACATATAGTTTATTTCTTAAGACATCTGATACTCTTAAATTAGTAGGTATAGAATGATGGCTATCCATGGTTATATATGGACTATGTTTTGGAACTGTAGGATTACCATAAACACCCATATACCCATGAACATGAGGTTCTACCTTGACAGAAGTATCTCCTAATAATTGTTCTATACGTTTTAAATCATCACTTCTTTGTGCTAATTCTGTACTAGCAGCAGATGCACCAGCTTGTAATTTAGCAGACATACCGTCTTTTTGTCCGTTAACACATCCAGGTCCGCAAGAATTATTTTTTGCTAAAGAGTTATTACTTTTAACACCCAATAATGCACAATATACATTTTGTATTAACCATTGTATGGTTTTAAACGGCAAAGCATAAAAAGGAATATTACCGATTAAATCTTTTACTCTTCTTAAAATAACAGTCCAAGGATCACTTTTATCATCCACTAAATGTTGCTGAGCACAATTAGGACATTGTGTTTTCTCAGCTGGAGTGGATTTAATAGCTTTTTTAGAAGCTTCAGACACGGCGTCCATATGATCTTTATATTGTTGCATTAGAGCTTTTTGCTCGTCTGTGTTATCACCGTGATTGTTGACAGAGGTGCCTTTAATAAAAATAGCAGCACCATCAGTTATTACTTCTTGTTTTTTATGACCGGATATATGTATTTCATCTCCAGCATCTAAACTAACATTACCCAAAGCTCTACCTATAATATTACCAGCTTGCTGTCTTATAAAAGAACCCCAAGAATTTTGCCAAATAGTAAATGATTTATCTTTTGGTGTTTGAGATCCGTTTGGATCTTTTTGTTTACTATCCACAAATTGTATACCACTATAACGAGCATTAATGCTATGCGTAATGGTTTCTTGATTTTCTGTTGTTTCTATGGATTTGGGCATATTATTAAGTATTTAACGCAGCGATATCACTACTATTGACTGCTTGAGCGAAATAAACTGGTCTTTGAACATCTCCTCCTAAAAAGAACGCCCAAACTTTAGAACCAGCATTAGGTGTGGAAAAGGTTCCTACAGGGGATCCTGGCAATCCTATATTAGATGCTTTGGCTAATGCTCTTGATCTATCAGGAATCATAACCATTTTTGCATTTTTTGATTCCGTTGAAGGGGCAAATCCACTTCCAGAAGCACTTGCTATAGCAGCAGTACCTTGATTCAACCAATAAGAGGCACTCTCGCCAGCGACTATTTTACCAGGCAAATCAGCTATAGCAGCTTGTAAACTAGCATTATCAGATAATTTTGCGGTGTCAACATTTCCCACTACTTGGAAATCTGATGGTCCTGTTGGAGCATTGTTGTAAAGTGAAGGATCTTGCCAAACATCTACAGTACCTTTTATATCACTTCGTGGTCTGTCAACAACTACCATTTTTTCACCAGTGCTAGCATTTAATAAAACCGTACCCAAAGGATATTCATTAGACGCGGCAGCTCCCGGACCTAAAATTATTTTTTGTTCTCCTATAGCGCCTATACCTTTATTTGTATTTGTATCATCACTTCCAGATGTATCAGGACCACCTACAGATGGACCAAAGCTATATTTTGTAGCGGTTAATGTTCTGGATGAGCCAGAAACTGGTGAAGCAGTTGCTGGTTTGGTTCCGTCCAAATTCATATTATTACTGCTATTGGGATATTGTTTTGTGACATCAGCATTATTATACGGAGACACAGTAGATCCACTATTAATAGCTGTTTGGGAAGTAGATGAATTCCAAAGACCACTAGAACCTCCAAATATAGGTGCGGCACATTCAGCCCAAGGTAGAACAGTTTTTAAATGGTCTATAAAAGTAGGATCTTTGCTGTATAAATCTTTAGGATCTTTAAATTTTAAATCTGTTGATTTTTCATTTAAAAGAGATAACATAGCATTGGATAAATGAGGGAAAAATATTTGACACCCATTTTTACCATTAGGATCTTGAGTATCACTTATAACAAGTCCTAAATGTATTCCGTATACTTTTTCCATGATAGATTATTGTGCTGTAGCAGCTGTATTACCGGTAACTGGAGTAGGAGTCACTGGTGCAACTGTTTGTGGAGCGTTGGGATTAAAAAGATTTACAACATTAGTTTTCAATTCATTGGCAGCTGCACCTGCTGCTCCGGGTATATCATTTAAATTGTTTGTAAATTTACTCAGATCTGTACCCACTGCATTAAAGTATTGATTATTGTTTATATCTAAAATACCTAATGGGTTATCCGGATCAAGATAAGTTGGATTAGGCGTAACATTGCCATAAGCCATATTACCAAAATTACCAATACCAGTATTACCTGTTCTATACCATTGACTACTATTTCCAGCTACTCCTGCACTTAATAACACAGAACCTAACGGGCCTAATTGACTCTCTAAACCATAATGTAAAAGGATGGCATTGGCTATTTGAAAAGCTCTTCCTTGTAAACCTTTAGAAAACCCAAAGTGAGAAATTAAAGACCCCATGAAAGCTTGAGGATCTGATTCTAATTGATTTAAAGCCGCAAATACATCACTAACTCCTGGAATTAAATTTAAAATAGAAATAGGATTATATGCGAAACTTAAACCTTTAGCAGCATAATTGATTACAGTTTGTACAGAATTTATAGCATTAAACAAACCATCACCACCAGCAAACAATTGTGCAAAGAAAGCAACGTCATCTAATATAGCCTGTGTAGCACCTAAAATGGCACAAATTAAATCTAAAGGAATATTTTTATTAATCCATTCATAAACCCATTGATTTAATGCAGTCAAAAGACCATTAATCACTATAGCAATTCTTTGCAAATATAATAAAACTCCATGATATATATCATAAAGAGATTGTATAAAACTACTAATAGCGCCTTGTACTTTGTGAAGAAATGTCTGTAAACTTCCAAAGGAAGAAGGAGGCATAGTAAGATAGGATCTAGTACGAATAATATTACAGAAATTTTCTATACCATCTACCATGCCAGGGTGTATATCATTTAAAAGTTGTCCTAATAAACTATCATTTTGTAAATTAGGACCTGTAATAGGATTAGATGCCATACCGTTCATTGATAAAGCATGTATACCCAATAAACCACCAGTAACCAATTCTCCTCGTTGACCAGCTGGAGTAACTTTTTGTAATTCTTCTAAAAAATGATTTTCAAACATCCTCTTTACAAAAGACTTGTATCGAGTATTATCTATTATATAAGGATCTGTAGCATCGATTGCCCAAATATGACCCAAAGCTTTTTGCCCATTTACTAAAATATCCAACTCTGCAGCATATTGATTACTGTCTCCATGTATTTTAAAAGCATCTATAGTAATCTTTCTAAAAGCAGTTATCTTTGAGGGGTCTATTAATAGACCTGAAGCAATTTCTAAATTATGCAATATTCCCTTAGTTGCATCTATATTAGAAGTAAATGTTATATTACCCCTTTGCCCAGTAGATTGAATAACTTGACTTAAAGGAGTTTTAGACGTAAAAGTTGTGACTTGATTAGCCGCCATAAATATAATATTATATAAAAACTTATGGCAAACAGCGTATTTTACCCTCCCATTGGTTTGTCTGGTCATGCAAGAGCAGGTAAAGATTCTTTATGTGAAGCTCTTATAAAGGCTTTTAAACAAAAACATAATATAGAAGCAAAAAGATTTTCTATTGCAGGTGATTGTATACGAAAAGATCTACAGCCTTTAATTCTTTCTAAAACTGGTTTATGTGTTCATACACACAACGACAAAGAGAAAAAAATGCTTAGACCTTTGTTTGTAGAATATGGAAGACTGATGAGAAACACTACAAAAGGACGCTATTTTATAGAAAAATTAAACGCTAATAAAGGATTTATGAAGAATAATATATCTATTATTACAGATATAAGATATATTGAATATCCTAAAGATGAAGTTTGGTGGCTTAAAGATGAAGTAAAGGGAACTTTATTTTATATTGAAAGAGAAGGATTAAAACCAGCTAATGATTTTGAATTAAATAATAATAAAATTATTAAAGGATTGGCAGATAAAATAATTCATACATCAGACTATGAAAATTTAAAAGATTATAAAAAAGAAATTCAAAAAATTGCTTATGAAATATCAGATTTTTATGTTACCACTTACCTATAGGACACTTTTCAGCTTTTAAATAAGTCTTGACAGCCATTTTACATCCACATTTAGAACATCGTTGAGATATTTTATCAAAAAATTCACAACCATTACAGATTGATAATCTATTTTGAGCTAATGAATCTGGTACATTTAATGGATTACCAGCTGCGACGCTTTGAACGTTTCTTACAATACTCTGACCTAAATTTTTAGCCATTTGTACTTTACTAGGAAAAGTAGAAGTTCTGGCGAAATTATTTAAATGTTCCTGGAGATGATTTTTGTTGAGCATACTAAAATTTTAAACCAAAAGAATTAAAAATTTGAGAAAAGGCATCTATTTTATTACAAACTACATCCGTATGATAAGAGACTTGGGTAAATCTATGAGTTACTTTATGAATAAGCCATTGTCCACAAAATCTATCATCGAAGGGATTATTATCACTAGAGGTAGTTCTATCAACGAAGACAAATTTTCCAGGCGATCTAAAAGTTAATCCAGGAGCTCTAAAATGTAGAGCCTGATTTAAGAAAATACTATCACTAGTCATTTGTAAACCAGTTTTCATTTTTGGAAAAAATGTCTGTGGTTCAAAATACGGTGTTGTCATCAAACCTTTTTGTTTGGTTTGATTTAAATTTAAAAGAATTTGCCCACTACCTGGCTGTTGATATCCATATAATCCAGATTTAGCTAAATTATTTAAATTCTGAAATACTCCTTCTGCCGTATTTCCGTTATTATTAGGCAAATTCATACTATCACTTTTTCCGGAAAATATAATGTTAAATTCAGAATTGGCAAAATTATAATTGTATATAGGTGTATTCTTAATTCTAGCATCATCTTCTGGGGACATTTGTGCAAAGAAATATTTTCTGATACGAGAAGCAATACCAGATTGAAAATTTTTAATATCAGTTCCTACATCATTAGGTGCCCTAGCAATATATGGAGGCGTTGTAGAGCCGTCCATACCGTCTTCCAATATTAATTTTTCAATTTGATTTTCACTAGCTTTTTGAAAATATTTGCCTAAAGAAATTAATTTCCAAGTTTTATCACCAGACCATCTACCAAAGCTTAAAAACACAGGACTACCATCTTGTCCTACAGCGTTATTCATCATATATGCTATATCATCATTAGCACAATGATGAGCAGGTGAAGTATAAAAAACATTACAACCTCCATCATCAATTTGAGGAGAAGAGGGTCCTGTATCCCAATTATTATTATCTATATTTGCAAATTTTACATTAGGTTTATCTATAGAACCATCATAATCATATCCCACCATCAAATCTGGTATCAAGGGATTAGAACTATTAGAGCCAGCCGCATGTAATATAGATTGAATAGCCATATTAGCTGGCATTGTTCTTTGAATATCTGTAGTCCCTATCTGACCTTGGTTTGGTCCGTATTTTGAAGTAGACCATTCTAAATTTCTTTCATTTAAAATTTGATTTCGTTCATCGTGAAAATATAATTTGCGTAATTTTTTTTGATGATTATTCTTTGTAGGCAAATCTTCAATATCATATATAGCACCATCTAAACTTATTTCCCATAAGGCAGGTGTTAAATCATCTCCTATATCTGGTACACCTGTGTTAAAAGGATCTCCTTTTATAGGGTATATTTTAATACCTAATTTATTGCGTCCATCAGTCCTAAAAACATACGGAGCTTTTACTGTACCTCCATTATTTGTTTTATTTTTTGAATTCGTAGACAAAGCACCTCTCTCAAACACCTCAAAGTCATTTATTAAAGTAATAGAACCTCTACTAGGCCAATCTACTAAAGATTCTTCTATGATTAATTCTTGTATATAACTAAAATGAATTAAAAAAGGTTTGTATTCTTCCAAATCATTATGAAGCCAAATTTGTACATGATAAAATTGACCATTTATTTGATGAACAAAATCTGGATTTTCTACAGCCATAATTAACAAGAAGACACATTAACATCTTTCAAGAGATTAACTTGTAATTGATTATATACAAAAGTAGCATTACAGGTAATTTCTGAAGGCTCTTGATAGGAATAATTTATTTCGCTCAATCCCGTAATAAAGGCATTAGTATAATCAAAAGAAATAATCTTTTTATCAAATTCATCCAAAGCATAAAGGCTAAAATTGGAAGTATATTTGCTTAAAGGATTTGTTAAAAAAATATTTTTATCGCGATGATTTAAATTTGCATTTAAATCGGATGTGCCTTCTCTAGAATCATTAAAAAGATTTAACCAATTCCAAAGAGTCCAATAATTTTGATATCCATTGTCAATCAAAAATTTGATATCCAAAGATGGGAATGAGGGTCTAGATCCACTAGATACTTTTATAAATTGTCCACCAAAAGGTATTTCTATTTCTGGTATAGTAATTTTAGGTACAGGAGATCCATAAACTGTAAATTGAATTTGATCTGGATTATAACCGCTCTGTAATGTACTGTCTTGTTTACCTTTTAATGCTGGTGGTAAATCCAAAATTAGTAAAAATTTATCAGAACGAGATCTATTTAAAATGGGCTGTAACATAAATTAAAATAATATAATAGGTCTATATTCCTCTATAGAAGACTTATCTTTAGTATTATCTATTGTTAAAGAATTTTTAAGTAAGTCTTTTTCTGTTCCGGCTTGAGTATGTAACCACACCCACAAATTTCTTGCTTCGTCTTCCAGTGCTGGATTATTTTGTTGTTTAAAAGTCATAAAGGTAGGTAGATTTGTTGAATACTTATTCTTTTCTAAAGTATAAGATCCACCTATTAAAAGAGGACTTTTTTTAATATAATCACTATTGTCTACCAGGGCTTGTATTTTTTGTGGCCTTCCTTGATCATCTAATTCTGATAATACAAAATATCTAGATACTAAAGAAGGGTCTAATATAAAAAGGGCCCAAATTAAACCAAATATTCTGTCATCCAAATCTTTATCACTTCTTTTACTATAGGTGAAATTAGGTAATCTAATAAAATTATAAAGTTCTAAAATAGTATCTAAATCATTCAATTTAACAACTTTTAAACTATCTACCCAATATCTAAAATTTGTTATACCTTTATATCTTGTATTGGTATGATTATGTATACCCAATCTTTTAGAAGTATCATAATGTTTACTATTACCTTCAAATTGGTAGGATACTACGTTTTCGTATTGATGAGTTTGACAAAGAACATCTAATACTTGCTGACCATTATTGTTGTTCTCTATAAGAATAGGCGGACGTCCCCAATCATTGAGAATACTCATTAATTTAGTTCCAAAAAGAAAAGGAGACATAGTACTAGTTGCATAAACCGCTACCTGGTTTATATTTTGTAAATCTGTTACATCTAAAATTTGTGCAACAGTATTAGATCTTCCTATACCTTCTCCTACGTCTACACCTATAATATAAAGATTGCCTGGTTTAGGCAAATCATATATTTTATATGCACCTTCATCATTGACTAAAACAGGTTCTTTAGCCTGAGCTTTTAATTCGTCTAAATAAGAAGTATCTACTACACTCTTACCAGGCAAAATAAACATATTGCAATATTCTTGCAAGAAATCTTCCTCGGATCCCATCATGGCTATTTCTCTGCGTTTCCATTCCTCGTCTCTTCCAGGAACATCTGTCCACTCTACTCTTTCTAAATGCCATTCACTATCCTTCTTTTCTGCATCAGTTACAAGCTCATAAAATTTATTATCAGTTCCATTAGGTGTACTAATAACCACAATTTGAGATTTCTTCATGGAAGAAATAATAGGAATAGCGGATCTCCAAAGTTCTTTCATCAATTCTGATGGGCAGTGAGCCATTTCATCTATAATCAAAAGATTACTAGTAGTACCACGAGGACCGGAAGATGATGTTGTACTAACGGTTATAGCAGAATCATTACCAAGAACAAATCCATCTTTTCTCCAAGACTTAACGTTTGGTTTAAGATAAATTGGTAATTGTTCATAAGCCATTTTAATTCTAGCGAAAATTTCTTTAGCTGTAGATTCTTTGTTAGCTACAATTGTAACTCTTTTATCTTTTTGAAAGCATACTAACCATAAAGCATATATGGTAATAGTGGTTGTTTTACCGCTTTGACGACTAGATAATACTACATTAAATCTATTTGCTTTAAAGGCTTTTAATAATTTTTTTTGATATTTATACAATTCTATACGGCGTTTGCCTTCTTCCGTTGTAATAAAAAAGTGAGCTTCGGCAAAATGTAAAATACTTTTTGTACAGAGTTTTAACTCTGCTATCATTTCTTCTGTCCATTTAAACGTAGCATTTTGACGAAGAATATTTTCATTACCCTGAAAATATTTGCCGTCTACTAATATATCATCATTTTCTATTTCATCTAAAGAAAGATTTTCTAAATTGTCATCATCATCTTCTTCGTCTTTTGATCTTCTAGCCATTTATTATAAATATTTAGAGGTGAAACCTAAAAAGAAAGGATATAACTCCGCCAAATACCTCAAGGTTTTAGAACAAACACCGGAAGAATATTCTTTTTTATCCGTTGATAGTAAAGTATTTAATCTTAAAAACAAATATCCCATTTTTCTTTTAAACCACAGCAATAAAGAAGGTACTTGGAATAAATTTCAAGATAAATTAGCAGAATTAGATCAATCTGTTCTAGAGGATATAAAAGAAGAAGAAGTTATAAAATTCTTAGACGAAAATTTAGATGTATATTTTGAGTTAGAATTATTTGATGATTTGTTTCCAGATCCTTATTATTTCAAAATAAAAAATCAAATTTATTGTTATTCTATATTAGAAATGAGTGGAAATTATAGTACTGTAAGATTCTTTTTTGATATAAAAAAATTTATTGAATGAGTTGTTTATTTAATACTGATAATACAGTGCTTACATATTCAGTTTTTAATAAATTTAATTTAGTGCCAGGTTCTGGCATTTTTGTTGGATTTTGTATTTGATTATAAGCACAAACTAACCACCACAAATCTATAGTATTATAAAATTTATAGGATATAGAAATCCATGTGTCTGGTTCTGTAACAACATAAGAAGTCTGTATTTTTTCGTTATTAGAAGGAGATATGTTGATAGAAGCCAACAAATTATAAAAATTTTTATTAGTAGAAATATCTGTATAGATATTGAAAAAATTTTCATAACTATATAAAGAAATTTTTGGTAAATTGGAAAAAGAATTTCTATTCATATTATTTTACAGGTCCTATTGTCTCGGTAGGTATAATTGCAGGATTAACAAATGCTCCTCTAAGTGGACTTTGTGTTAAAACATCTAAAACTCCTCCTGTAGGTGGTACGGATATGACTTCTACTTTTTTCCCGCCCATTACTCCATACATAATATTAGAGCTTTGAGGTATTAATTCTTTGAGAGTGATTGTTACTCTATAAGCTTCTGGTATTAAAGTAGCTCCAGCATTACTACTCACTCCACCTAATTCTTTTAAAGATCTGGTTGTCCCTATAGAATCTATAGATAAATTACTAATATAAGCAGCTGGCATATAAACACCACCATCAGCTAATCCGTCGACTGTGTAAATTTTTGGTGGTATATAAGATAAGAAACTTGTTCTGGTTTTTAAATTTTGAAACTGCAATAAACTAACAAAGCTATAGTTATCCATCATTTCTGATATACTAGTCGTATTATAAAGCGGAAATGAAATTGTAATCTCGTTAGGGTTAGTATTATTAAAAGCTTGCACAGGTTCTGCTCCATAACCAGGTGCAATAAAACCAGCAACCGTTTCCGCTGCACCTGCTAACAATTTATATGCTTCTCCCCCTCCAACTGCTTTGAAAGCATCTTGTGCCATGTTACCTATATCTTGAGTTGAATCTTTCCAACTGTTGGAAATAGAACCTCTTAATGTTGTTCCTGGTTTAACTAGATAAGGTAAATTATAATGAAACCCGGTTAAATCAGCTTGATATAAAACTTGATAAGGATCTAATGAACCAGCAGCAGCTTGAGAAACGCCTTCTAATAAACGAGCTATATTTGCAGAATATGATCCGTAATCTAAAGAATATTCTGTTAAAAATAAACTTGGCACTTCTGCAACACTTCCAGAATTTTTCCAACGAAATTTATTTAAAACGTCTAATACAGTACCAAGAGAATTAGGTTCTGCTTTTGGATATGAAACCGTTACTCCTTTGGTAGTAGTAGTAACTGTATTAATATAGAAAAAATTAAAAGCCATATATTATTTGAGATTTTTATAAGCAAATCGTGTTTCAAATAATGGATCTCTAGAACCCATAAAGAATCCTTCAGAACCACCATCTGATACGGAAGTATTATTAATACTTACAATAGAATTATTAGCTTGGGACATAGCATTTTGATAATCTTTAAAGCTTAAAGACATATCGGACATTATACGACTCAAAGATGACAAATGTTGTTTTAATTCCGGATGCAATTCATTTGTAGCAAATCGTTTTGACCAAGAATTGCTTTGTGCAGCTTCCTCCATTTCCTTTGAAACCCAAAATTTAGGTGGTGTCGACCCAACATGCCACTTCGGTGTAGGAGCCGGCGCAGGAGCCGGAGCTGGAGCTGGAACTGGGGCAGGAGTCGCTGGTGGAGAAGAAGATTGTTGTTCTTGATTTTCTTCAATAGTATTTTTATAAAATCCTCTACTTTTATCCTTTCCTTGCTGGAACCATTTTAATCCGGGATGTTTTGCTAAAAATTCTGGAGTTACTTGATCTTTACTAAATGTTTCACCCATTTTTAAAGCATGATCACCAGGGGTAGATGGTTTGGTAGGCATTTGAGGATTAACTGGTGGTGTTATATTTTCATTACCAGCAGCACCTATATCGACTCCTAAAAATTTTGCAACAGCAGCTCTTATGCCGAAACTTTCTGGCATAAAATTAACAAAAGTTCTAAGAAAATTTTTCATTAAATTTTTGAAAAAAGTCGATATAACATCTCCTTTTTTATTTTTATCTCCTCCCGCTGCATTAGTTACAGCACTGCCTAAAAGATCTATAGCAAATGATAAAGGAATACCCACAAAAGGAATAAAACCAACAAGTGCAGAAGTTATATCAAACATACCACCTATTACATCACCATCAAAAATCTTTTTTATACCTAAACCAAAACTAATCAAAGCACCTACAAAAGGAATTCTTCTAAAAAGCTTACCTCCTATTTTACCTAGTAGACTGCCACCTATTTTTTCAAAACCACTAAATTTAAGAGCATTCCCTACCACACTTGTAGCTTTTCCTATAAAACTTGTTATGTTTCCTAAAGACTTGCCTATAAAACCCATTGAAGCAGCCTTTGCAGCTGCAGCTGCAGCCGCTTTTTCAGCTGCCTCAAACGCTGCAGCTGCCTCTTTTGACACCATACGCCCACCAATTCCAACTCCAGAAGCATCTTTTACACCTTTAGCTATTCTTATTACACCCTTAGCATCTCTTTCCATGGCTGGTAAATTCTTTAAAGGATCTACTTTAATGATTCCAGCAGCTAGTTTTAATCTTTCTATTATACCCGGCTTTACTATTTTTGAAGCTTCTGTTATGCCTTTAGATAATCTACCACCAAAAACACCCATGGTTAATAATTTTTTAAATCCACTAGCTCCGTTTAGTAGTAATAAACCAATTTCAACAGAATATTTCCCAAACATATCTATGTAACCCTGCCATTTAGCTAGGGCTTGTCTATAAGGAGCAAATAATCCAGTTAAATTAGTTCCAAAAATACGATCTACGACTCCAGTAATTGCTGGGCCAAAAGATGATGAGAGTAAAATAGCAAGTCCACCAGATAACAATAATTTACCAAAACTAATAAGAAGGTCAAGAAAACCGCCAGATTTGCGCTTTAAAAAGCTGTCCAAAAGACCTAAATTATCATCTATATGATCTACAGTAGTTTTTAATTTTTTAAGTAAAAGGTCAGTTTCTTTACTAGAAAGACCAGCCACCTTAGCAAATTTTTTAATAGAACTTTCAGATAATTCTAATTCATCTTTTTTGGTTTTATACAATATAGGTTCTATTGACGAACCCCTTTTACCAGTAGTTAAAGAAAGTCCTAAAACTTTCAAAAATTCCAACATTGCTTTATCTTTATCCTTAGAAGATGAGGAACCGGATTTCTTAGATTTAGTTGAGAGGTCATCAACAATAGTAGATGCAGCATCTGCTGCACTCCTAATTTTGTTTACGCTTTGTTGTATTTGCGCAGCAGCAGTATTGAATACTTTTTCTAAATTAGTAGAACCTACTATTTTAGTTAATTTATCTAAAACAATTTTTTGAATTGATTTATCTTCTAGTACAATTCTAAAAAAAGCTCCTGAATCCAAAGGATCCATTTTTTCTAATTTAGAAATTATTAAGGCTTGTACTTCTGGGGGCATATAGAATACTTAGATCCTATGCCTAACTCTAGAAGAATCAATTGTTCAAAAATAACAAACTATCTAACTCTAATACTTTAGATTTTTCACCGTCTAAAGATTTTACGGTGATTAAATCTTCCAATTCTTTTTTCCATTTTGTAACTATATTTAAAATTTGTTGTATTATAGCTCCCGGTAATTTTTCTACAAATTGAATCTTTTGATATATTGAAAAGGAAGAATAATTTAAATCTACCCCGTCAATAGAAAGACTTTTTATATATTTGGAAGTCTCTCCTAAGAAAGCATCTGTAATAATTGTTTTTACTTCTTCAGAATCTTCTGTTTTCTTTTTATTTTTTAATAAAAAAGTATCAAATTGAACATCTGAAAGTATAGTGGGAAGAGCCGTTGTTACCGATACAGAAACTCCGTTTTTCGTAATTTCAAAAGTCTCTGAGTTAGGTGGTGTATAAGCTTTAACCCTCTCAATAATAGTATTCAAAGGATAATCTTCAGATTCTGCACCTTCTGTAAATTCTACTTTTATAGTAGGTGCTATCTGATTTCTTAAACAAACGGAAATAGAAATTTTATCTGCTAATGTCAAGTTATCAATAACTTCTTTAGATTCTGATATATTAGTTGTTATAATTTCATAAAAAGCTTTAGCAAAAGAAGATTTATAAACGGAGGAATCTATTGCTGCTTCTAATAAATTTTTTTGTTGTTTGGCATTAATTTCTTTAATAGAAATTGTTCTGTTAAGAGATGGTATCCAAACATCACTAACAAATGTGTCTTTAGTAATTGCATCTAAAGCATTAAGAGCATCTTTAAATGACAAGGTTTCAATTTCTACAGAATTCTCTGGCATATATTTTAATTAGGTAATTCATCTCCAAATTCACGAGCTAAATTTTCGAGAGGAGTACCACCTAATGGAGTTCCTCCTGAATTGATATCTGAAGATTCTCTACTAGCCATTTCTTCTTCTAGAATAGACAAATAAATTTTTTTATCTGTTGATGTTTTATTATCCAAATAAAAAGGTGGTATTCTTTTAGAAGCTAGAATATAATACTCTCTATACAATCCTCTTAAATCAAAAGAAAAAAATAATCTTATTATGTCTTGATATAATTTATTAAAAAAGCTGAATTTATAATTAGACAAATGTTTAATACCAAATAAATCTTGAGTTGATAATGTTTGTAATGATTTCAAAATTTCATTTTGAATTCTAGTTCTTACAGCAACGGGAAGATTATTAAATATATCTTGTTTTTGTTCAATAGAATAATCTAACATTTTTATTATTTTGTCTTTGATTCGTATTTCCGATACAAATTCTGGCAAGGATGAAATAACAGAATTTACATCCGAATCAAGCTTGAGAAAATAATTTTCTGATGTTTGTAATGGCCAATTTAAAACAATTTCAATATTATTAATGGTAATTGGATTTCTTTCAAGACAAGAAGAACCATTATAAAGATTTTGCATAAATGATTGCAACTCTATATTTATTTTGACATTTTTGTATTCATCATTTTCGTTTTCTTGATTATAAGAAAGTTCTATATCCGAACCAAAACAAGTCATTCTTAATTTTGTAATAAATAGAATATATTCTATTAAATTTAATTCTTTTAAAACCTCTTTGTTTTGTACACAATTAAAAACAATATTCTTAAAATAAGAACTGTATAATTCAGGTTCTTTATTTTCTGGCGGCATTACTATATTTGCCTTGGAAATATATATTTGTTCTAAATTTGTTAATTCTCTAAAATTAATATTTTTGCCACAAAAAGGCATTTCTATATTGTGAATATATTCCAGCATCAATATATTATAACAAAGACTCTATTTATTATCAAATAAAATGGTTTGAAGTATCAGCATCAAACACACTATAATAATCGTAAACAAAATCAACATTACCGTAAATCATACCTTCGGCTGCATATGTTTGTGATAAACCAGTAACAGATACAGGGGCTATATTATAAAATCTAAAAATTTTGCGTTTTGACATAGCGTTACCAGAACCATTTTTTGCCAAAAATACTACATCAGCAAAATCACATTTTACATTTTTAGGAGATCCTGGAGCCCTGGCCACTAAACCATTATAACCTACTAAAATAGACCAAGGTCTTAAAATTAAATCTATAAAAGAAGCATTGCTTTCTGTAAAAACTATACTTAATTTATTATATGGGTCTCTATTAGAAGACGTTGCCGGTCCTAAATAACTCGCATATTCAACACCTTCATTAGAAGCATTAATTTTTTCAGCTGGTAAAGTAACTTGTCTAGCAAAAACACACCCAACCAAACTTTCTGTAGATAATTGATATTTATCTTTAAGTAAACCAGATGTTGTTGCAGAGCTTATACCCCAACTTGCTGGGCTACCAGAATCATAATTTCTAACAGTAGCTCCTAAATCACCTTTTAATGCATTTACAGATGCTAAATCAAAATACAAGAACCATTGACTCTCAAGGGCAATGGTAGAAGCCCAATCACTTAAGACATCAAGATAAAAGACGTAGGGACTATTAGACATTTAATATATTTATCTAGACAGATAAAATATTAAGCTAATGTGCTAGTCCAATATTGATAAGCAATAGTTGCTGGTTGTGTAACTATTTCACCGGCTGTTGTTACATCCAATGTATAATCACCAATATTAACTAGATATGCTCCTATTAAATTGTAAACAGCTAACGGATTTCCATTCTTACCCATAAGGGCTAATGTAATATCACCTAAATTTTTTACTTCATAAGCACCTGTACTAGTTGCATCATCAAATACACCTCTTGACCATTGCTCTAATTTTTGTCTTATTCCAAGATCCTGCGGCATTCTAAATGTTACAGACCAACCATTACTATTTGGGTACTGAGCAGTTCCTGGTACATTGAAACTTAATCCCATAAAAGGAACCTGAACGTTATTAATAGAACGCTGTGGTAATGTAGTGGATGTGACATATACTAAATCAGAAGTGTCAAAAGAGACATTAGTACTTCCTGAATTAATATTCAGTAATCTAAATAGATTAGTACGTGCAAAGTCTCTATTGATTGCATTCTGATAGAATGAATTGATATCTTGATTTTCGAATAAGTTAGGCATATTAATATTTATCCTTTAAGATTAGAATTGATTGGTTCCAATTAATTCATTGAAATTAACACCGGTTTGTGTGGCAATAAAGTCACACAAGATAAATTCAGAAGTTCTTACGGGCTGAATATAAATTGATATTGCTAATGTATTAGCATCAATTACATCTGGTGTGTTATTGCGTTCGTCACAAACAATTTGATAAGCATATAAACCATTATTGTTTTGTGCTTGATCAAATATCGGTTTAAGGGAGTTAACCAATCTGGCTCTTGTGGTAAAGGTATTAGGTTCAAATACATAATACTTCAAGAGTCGTTGTGTAGCTTTTTCTAATGTTAAGAAAAGTCTACGAACATTAATTCTATCAAAAGCAGAAGGCTTAGTGAAAAGAGTTTTTTGACCATATATCGCAAATCCGTCTCCAGGGAAGTAGGCTATAGGATTAATATTGATTCTATAAAGAAGGTCTCTTTGCTTTTGTGTTGGGTTAATAGCTAAATCAAGAACATTTGTTAATGTTCCGCGATTTAAACCAGCAGGAGCTGACCACGGGAAATTCTTCTGTGATGTTTGAGCCAAGATAGTTGCAACCCATCCAGAGGAAGGAACCCATACCTGTGAATTAGAAGCCGCATCATTTACAAGCAACCAGTTACCGTATGTTGCAGCATAACTTGAAGTGCTACTGCTATAAAGATTTTTTAATCCCCAGTAAATGTTTGTTGAGAAATTAAATGAAGGATCTTTACTAGTCTTATAATTGCCACCAGTAACAAACAAGTTTCTTAAAGGATCGGCTATGAATATATGATCTTGACGTGTTTTTTCAGCAAATGATACAAAACGACTGGCTATTTCATTGTATTTTAAAGCCACAGAATCGGAATAACCATTTTGTTGGTTTATAAGTCCTGTAATACTTAAATTATAATTTTCGTCAAATACCGTTGGTTGTCCAATTGATGATTTTCCGAAAGCGGAATCCGTCCAACGCTTGTAAGCACTCGCCCAAATAGTTCCCAAACCAGCTTCGATGGTTACATCTAAAGGCTGATCAAGCGTATCAATAAGGCTTAATACACGATCTAATTTTTGTGGTACATTTCCCACGTCATTAGCTGTCAAATCAGTATCAGCTTGATATACACCAGTTGAATAAAGATTTTTAGCTGCATCTGAGACTCTTACCTTTTTAGTAAACCCATTACTATTAACCCAGTTAGACCCATTAGATATATTTGGATTTACAAGAACATGAATATCACGGGATTTCTGATTGGCTAATTGAGCTAAATTAAAGGTAACTGGACTTCCTCCGTTTGGATTTTGTGCGGTTCTATTAGAATAAAGTGAACCTGTATATCCTTCTGTTACATTATAAGATAATGTGGTGACATCCGCATTATATGTTGAAGCTCTTAATTTAAATACTAATAAAGATAAACAATCATTATACGCACTTGCACCAAAACTATATGTTGTAGGGAAGCTCTCTATAACATAAGAAATACTACTTCCTGGAGAGGAGAAAGGTTGAGTTAAAGTAAACGCTAGGCGTGATTGTGGAACTGACTGGAATGTTTGACTATTACCATTATTAACTTGATAAACTGTATTAACACCTGTAATAGCAATAAAATCTGTAGCTGGGTTATTATTAGAATTATCAGCCAATCCTACATAATATCCTTGATAGAGACTGTCAACACCTAATTTAGTAGGATTGACTACGATAATACCTGCACGACCTAAATTTGAGGCATCGGTTATATCTGAACTGTTATAATTTTCATTCCAAGAAATATTATTATCTTCGATGTAGTTTGTATACTGCTGTTGGGTAAGCAATATTGAAACTGGAGGCAATACTACATATTGTGTAGCACTCTGATAAGGTGCATCATTACCATTTGCATCTACTGCGGAGATAGGATAAACCAAAGCACTATAAGAATTAGAAAATCCTGCACCGGTGCCAGAGCCGTATGGCATTCTAGAAACTAAAAGATTGGCCGGTGAGTTATTTAAAATCTGTCTTGCAGATTGATAAAGATAACGCTCTGCAGCATTACTAGGAGTTCCGAATGTATTTTCGAAATCTGAAATACTAGTAACATTTACAATTTCATCTGTAGGCCCTTTTGAGGTAAATCCTGTGACGAAGACATTGGTTTGACCGCTTGTTGATGTTAAGACGCTAAGATCAACTTCGTTAATTTGTACACCTGGTGATGCTAAGGTTAAAGTAGACATATAAAATTATGAGACTATTTATCCTTCATTTGGCACGTTTTAGCATTTTTTTTAGAAACGATGACTTTATATGTTTGAGTTGTAAATATTATTATGATGAAGTTTGATCAAATAATAAACGAGGCAGAAGCCAATATAAATCCCACAACTTTAGACAGAGCTAATGATGCTATACAACATTTGCCTTCTAAAGACAAAGATACTTTAAATGCTACTCTTGATAAATTAGGGACTCAAGGCGGCTCCAATCATGAATTATTAACTACAATAGCTGATATGCTTAACGATGAAACTCCAACTAAATTTTCAAGTCTAGACCCATCAATTCAAGCTAAAACTTTAGAGCTCTTTAAAAAGGCAGGTCTCGATGCCAAACCAATTGATACAGGTACAGTATCTTCAACCAAACCTGTAACTCCTACAGCTTCCTCATCGGAGAAAAATAATAATACACAAACAGATAACAACGTAAGAAGTGTTAACCCTCCAATCAATACAAAAGTTCAGGGAGCAGTTGTCTAAGTAATAACAAATATGGGCAAAAAACCCCGCGCTAAGAAGGAA